AAGAGTCAAAAAGATCATTAATCTTAGCATCTTCAATATTCTTTCTAAACTGACTTCCGCTAAGTTCTATTAACTGGCTCAGCTGCGTGCTACTTTTATCTGGAAAGTATTCTGAAATAATTGTCGGGCTAGCATCATCAATAAAGATCAGCCTGTTCTCAGAAAGCATGTTTCCAAAATACTTTTTTTCTTTTTGAGTTCCGATGTAAGACTTATAGTATTTCTTAAGGTCAGATTCTCTACCAAATAGTCTGACAGTATTTTTACTACCGTGATTTTCAATAATTGTCTCATAGACAGATGTGACTGGATTTGTAGACTTGATGACCTCGACCCGGTCACCATATTTTTTATTGATTGCTCGTTTTGTAATATTAAATACCTGAAGAGCATTCTTCTCAGAGAATGTTACTTCAGATCCCTTCTTTCTAGGCGAAACACCATAGAAAATGTATGTCTTATCACACTCTCTAACAGACTGACACAGCCTTGAAAAGTGACCGACATGAAACGGCTTAAAGCCACCTGCAAAAATTCCTACATTCAATGTTACCTCCTGGTATATTATACCATAAAAGAAGGCTAATTACATGAATGTAAATGAAAAATAGATCAATCTAAAAGATTTCTTTTTGTATAAGCTCTAAGAGCCTTAGCTCTAAGATGACGAAGTGACCCAATAGCATTCTGTAGGCCAGCTGCTTCTTTTCTACTCTCTTTATTCTTCCTAGACCTTAGAGACTTCTTGATATTCTGAAGATCTCCTATCATTCTATCGTATTCTTGTATGTGGGACTCAGATCCATACTCAACTTCTGTGCCGTCTGACAGAGAAACAGTCATGGAAGCAATTGACTCTCTAATGAGCTGTCTAATTAATTTGCCAGGATTCATATCAAGATTACCTTTTAACTAATTAGGATGCTCCTTCATGTTTGTCAAAGGCTTCATTGCAACTTTCCCAAATAAATCTTCTAATATGAGAGTCAGTTACAGGTTCAAAAATTGATAAATTCATTGTCTTTCTTACGACTTCAAAAAATTCAGGAGTAGCTTTGAGCTCCATGGATTCACCGTTAGGAAGCAAAATATTGTATGTTGTAGACTTATCTTTAAATTTATTTTCCGATGTCATATTGAATCCTATATTAAATTATATTTAGGATAATCATATTATGACAAAGGTAAATTTACATTTTCATAAGCTTTCTAACTTTTCTTCTAATCTCTGCAAGCTGCTGAGGTGAACCAACTCTAACTGGTGGAGATACGTCTTCAAACTCTTCTTCTTCATCCCCAGGTCCCATCATTGGCATTCCGGGCGGTGAGGGTGAAGGAACATCACCCGGGCCAGAAACACCAACAGGCTCATCAGAAGGACCTTCCCCTTCTTTAGATTTTTCAACATAGTCAAGATCTAAATCCTCACTCGGATCTGAAGCTGCTGATGCCTTAATTCTCTTGTTTAATATTCCAGAAAGTGCACCTAAAAACTTATCAAGAATTTTAATCTCAATATCATCAAGTGCTTCAAGATAGGCCTGAAGCTCTGGTCTAACATCTGGATCTTTAACTGAATATCCCTGTCTGAGATCATTGATATCATCTGGTATTGCAGCCCTAGAAGCAGTCTTTTCCTCTTCAGGATCATCAGAATCATCGGAAGCAGCTCCCCTCTCTTCAGAGCCTGGCTGCAGTAGTTCTTCACCTTCTTGACGCTGTGGATCTGGAAGGTCTTCTAGTTCTTCTTCCTCCTGTTCTACCATGGACAGATGCTTTATCTCTTTATTTTGCAACTTTCTTGAATATCGATCTTGTGCTGGGTCACGAGATCTATCTTCTTTTATAACGCTGTGAGCGTTAGAAACACTCTCTTCAGCTAGTATTTTAAGAAAGCTCTCAAGATCTCTTGATGTATTAATTCTTATGTCGCTCATTTTTTCTCCTAAAATAGACAGAGTTTTGCCAGTGTTCTCGATATAACTTGTTATACCTTCTTTGAGGAAGCTCTTCTTCTTCCAGAATTCTTTCCTTCATAACTGTCTTATGCTCTGTCTCTCTTTTTAAAATATCGTTCATAAACTTTTTAAAATTCATTTGACTCAAGCTCCTTTGCTATAAATATTATCAGATTCAACAATTAGCCTACATAGATGCTCACTAGCCTGATAAACAGAAGAAGAAAATAAATTAATCTTGCAATTTTCAAAGACTATCTTTGAATTTCCCACATCTAAGCATATCTTTTCAGCATCTTTTAAAAGAATAATACTATTAATCTGAGATACATTTAGTGTAAATGAAATTTCTAAAGTATCCGGTGTTTTAATAATCTCAAGAACTGGAAATGACATAGCGAAGTGCTTAGTTTCTATGCTGCACATAGCTGTAGGCGTCTCGTGATCTTCATCGTAAAATTGATTAAAGTCAACTTTTTCAGATATAGAATCACTAACTAAGACTGTTGATTTCTCTTTCATGCGCCTGTCTTCTTGATAGTTTCATAAACTGTAAATCTTCATATATTTCATCGCAAAATCCAGAAAGTGATAAATCTAGATCTGTTACCTTATCAATATCATGTGTGTATGAAGACACTGTAATCTCTCTATTAGAAACAGTTATATCAGCGTGATGCATCTTTTCTTCTTGATATCCCAATAGCTCATTGAGAAAAAACATTAGAGAGTCGAAGCTTTCAAATGAAAATCTTCTAACAAGCCTTTCTGGATTAGACTTTGTCACCCACTTAGATGTCTCCACTTCTATCGGCAAGCCTCGGGGCATTGTACTTTCAACAAGACTTCCAAGAACACCTCTGACAGATGATGTGCCTGGGTCTCTATTTACACCCTCTTCAATAAATCTGTCATCAATGAAATTTAGTAAGCTTTTCATATTATTAAATAACACTATCAATTAATCGAGAAAGTTCTGACATCTGTTTTTTCTCTCTGCCGACCCTTTCTTTCTCTAGCTGTTTAATGTATCTTGCTGCACGCTTTTCTGACTTGGCAAGTGCTGTATCAATTGCTGACATTAAGAAGTCTTCATCCCTCTTAAAGCTGTCAAATCTTTTAATTTTCCTTGCCAAGAATTCATCAAAGTCATCTCTTCTATCCTCTTCCAGTGCGCCAGAGTCCTTAATATCAAGCATAAATGCTCTGATTCCGCCTTCTTTCGCTTCTTTTTGAGAGTCTGGAACCATCTCTTTAGCTAGTTCATCTAAAAATATCTGAATTGCCTCAAAAGCCTTTCGCGTCCTTCTAAAGTTCTCAGGATCATCTATCTTTTCACCGCCGGATATATCTTGCAATCTCATGTATCCCTCAATTCCTGGTTCATATGCCCTGCTGAAAACACTTGCAAACTCAGCTGCCTCATCAGGATCAAGAGCTTCAACATACCTATCAAGACTATATCTAAACAATTCGTATGATTTGTCTATAATGTCCTCTGCTGCTGTAACAAGAAGTGGGTCGTATACAGATGGAATTGCCTCTCTACCTCCCGGAAGCTTCGCGGCGCGCATGCGCTTCTTAAGAATATCCATGTCCATTCCCATCATCTTAAGATCGTCATATACGACATTTCTGACGTTTCCGAGACCGGTTCCCATATCAGAAGCAATTTCTTCCATTAAAGCCCGCAGAGCTTTGTTACTCAATACTAGAGATCCCGGACTAAATTCAAGATCAAGCGCCTGTTGTCGAGATTCCTCTCTAAATTTCTTTCTAATCTCAGCCACCTCTTCATCACTAAGCTCCTCACCCTCTTCACCAAAATATTCATCTGTGTCTTCAACAGGTTCGTCACGTGTAAGATAATAGTCTGAAGCTATGAGACGGATGTAAAATGGAGTATACCCAAAATCTTCTGCTTGAGCTGCAGCGTCCTCTGCGTCTTGGAGAAACTTATCAAGATCATCAGCATCCCCATGCTTTTTAATAAGAGCATCGACAATTGCGTTAGCATCTCCAATTTGTATATCTTGTGGTAATACCTTCTCTGGATCCTTGAGGAATGACAAGACGTAATTCTCTAAGTGATCTCTTATATCATCAATATCGTCTCCAAATGCTCCAGTATTTTTAAGATCATGCATAACACCATCTACTACAGACTCGGATTCATCCGAGTTTTTAGCAAATCTGACGTCAAATGGTACAACATCTCTTCCAGACCCTAGCCTAATTTGAAATAGATCTAAAACATACTTGTCCTTATTTTTTAAAAAGAATTCTGTAGCATCCTCGATAGCCCTAGATTTTTTCGTGCTCTTCGTTATTGGCTCTTCAAGCCCACGCGGGTCTTCATAGCCGTCGTCATCAATATCTTCATCTTCTGCTTCTTCAGGCTGTGGCTCTGGCTCTGGCTGAATTTTCGGCTCAGCTTTGGGCTGGCTAAGAGGTGTGTCACCAAAGGTAAAGGCATCCTCGAGCTCTGTACTTATCTCCCACTCATCCATGCCTTCAAATTCAGAAAAATCTGCTAGCCGCTGTGCCATGATGCCTGCATCTTCTATGCTTTGCATCCTGGCTGAAGCCCGATTAACAAGATCCTGCTGATCTGTATTTAGACCCTCTGGTAAAATTTTTCCCCTAAGAAACTTTCTTACAATAGTCTCGGCCAGGTCGCCGTTCTTAAGATCCTTAAGCTCCTCTTCTTCACTATGAAGCACAGAGTCATCTCTTTCTGCTGCATCCTGCCTATCAAGAGCAACATCAAGTAGCTCATGAAGCTTTCTGTAAAACCACTCAAGCTGAGGCCCTGGGCACTCCTGGGCTATTGCAGACGCAGAGTTTGCTAGCTCAGAGATAGAAGCGGGAATAAACTCAGGGTCATCAACTGGGGGTCTTTCAACTGCAAGCTGTGTTGCCATCATCTCAACTGGTTCAATAGGACCCTCGTCCTCTATATCAATTCCTAAAACTGTGTTGTGCTCAGCTGAGCTGATATCTTCATTAATCTTACTTTTTAAAAAGTCAACTAAAGCAGATTTCTTTACTTTTACTTTCATAACTTCGACCTCAAGATTAATTATGAAGACAAATTCTTAATTTGCTGATATAGCAGAAACTTGTCCCATAGCCCACGCAGCTGAAACTGTTATGGCAACACCCACGACAACACCGCCGGCAAGCCACCATTGATTATTTTTGTTCGGCATTTCAAGAGCCAGACTTCTGTATGTCTCAATCTCATCATTTTTAATGGACATTAAAAGATCGTGCCTCTCACTTAGAGAATCATATCCGGCTTGCAATGTGTCTAGTCTTAATTGATAATCAGCAGCAATCAAGTTCTTCTCAAATTCAACTCTTAAATCACACTCATCAAATGAGTACTGGCTTTCAACCAAGATCTGAGAAAGTGCAGGCCCATTAAAGAGTGTTCCATTAAAAGGAGCTGTCTCTCCCACTTCAAGGTGAGCATACTTGGGCTGCTCCACCTCGTCATCTGCAAGAACGTTCTGAGAAAAAAGAATCGGAAGCAATATAATAAAAGCCTTACTTAACATAGGTAAATCCAAATTCAGATTCAATAATGTTATTTAAGCTTTCGGGGTCATCAGCATATTGATTAACAAGATCCTTTAGCCTCTCTCTCTTTAGAACTCCAAGCTCCTCTTGAGATTCAGAGTATGCCTTTTCTGCTTCCTGTATCACAACCCGATAAGTTTCAATTGCCCTGTTTCTTTTCTCTATTTCTTTCTCATGAGTGCTCTGGATGGCGTCGATCTCAGCTTTATAGCTTTTAATTGTTAAATCTAGGGCTTTTTTATGACTATTCAGTGATCTTCTAGCTACGACCCATATAACAACAGACCAAGCCATCAAAAGCAAAATCTTCCAATGGTGCTTGCACCAGGCTATTGCTTTTTTCAATGCCAGCTTAAAAGCTGATAGGGTCATTCCCTATCACCAAACCGGTAGGCTTTCATAGTATCAACAACTGCCTGGCCTCCGATATAGACTATTGCTACCATTCCCCATGTCTCAGAATCTAGTCCGTCCCATGCCATCAATCCGGTTGCTGTACAAAAAACAAGAAGCTTTCTAGAGATTGCCTTCTCTAATATTCTATCTAAAATTCCTACCTTCATCTTTCATTCCTAGTTTAAAAAATCATCATCTTTCGATATAGTAAATTTTTGTGAAAACATTGACTTACTTTCAGAAGACCCATCTCCTGACCTAGTTCCCTCCGACCAGATAATATTAGATATCTCAGATTGCACATGAGCAATGTTAGCAAGTATCTCAGACTGCTTGGATATTAATTTTTCAACATCGTGAAGTCTAGTATGCAAGTAAAGACACTGTATCTCTAGATTTTTAACTCTAGTAACAGAATCTCTTTTAAATATATTCTTAAGCCAATTTATCATTCAGAACTCACTAATGGGTTTTCTTTTTCTATAATATTAAACAAAGATTCTGCATCTGTTTCCGATAATTTTTTAATAATTTTTTGACGTTTCTTTTCAGAAAGATCATCAAGAATCTTTATCAGAACTGGTGACTCCTCAGATACTAAAATTGCAAGCTCTTCAAAGACCTCCTGCATAGAAAGTCTTCGCTGAAAGCATGCTATTCTTAGGCTGCTATGAGACTCTCTTGTTATATTGAAATGAAGTGTCTTCTTTGTTTCAAAGTCGATATATTTTTCTTCGGGCTTTTTCATTAAGCACCGCCTGCTCCTGTGCCTCCAGCCCATGCCCCCACAGCATACGGAATTTGAGTTTCCTTTTCTTTACCGTCTATCTCAAAGTCATATTCAGTTTCAAGAATTTGCTTAAGCCTTTCAACGTCTGACTCTTCATAGTTTTCTCTAAGAAAGTCAACTGTTCTATTGATTATAACTGCTGGTATATTAAGAAGTGTCTCGTAATTCAAAGCAAGTCTCGCTACTCTCTTACTAAATGAATCAATATCAATTTCAGGTTTAGGGAGCTCTTCTGCTTCTATCGACGGAGATGAACCCATCTCTTCTGATTCGTCGTCGACAGCAACATCTGCATCATCTTCTACTGGTGCCCCTTCCTCTGCTTCTTCCTGCTCTAGGAGAGCTCTAAGTGTGAGTGATCCTAAAGACTCATCTAGAGAGACAGAAATGACATCTCCCTCTCTTTTAATTGATTCATTTTCAAATTTAATAATAAAGCTATCTATCTGGTCATCCGCTGATGAAAATGTAGGCTCTGGTTGATCTTCACTAACATCTGTATCAATATCAACATCTTGCTCAGAAATTATTCTCTTTAGCTCAGATAGGATAAGACCTTTAAATTTACGACTATTGACTTTCATCATTACCTCAATGCCAACAAGACGTTCTCAGCCTTTCTAAATCTTGACTCTATGACATGCCAATTTAGCTGTTTCATCATTGCATAAGTATATGTCTTAACATCCTTTAAATAGTCTTTATAATATGCATGCTGCCATACATCCATAACAATGATCGGATAGCATCCGACTGGAACCTCAAGACTATGAAGATCAACTGGAACATTCATATAGCTCTGTGTGTATGTATTTAGATATGTCATAGCCCAGCCACATCGGGATGCTGAGCAGCACGCTATAAAGTCCTTCTGCCAAGCATCAAAAGTTCCAAAATCTCTAGAGAGTCTCATATATGATAAAGAGTCCATTGCTATCTCACTGTGAAGATCACTAATGTTAGCAAAATAGAGCTCATGAAGATAAGCAGCATTCATGTTATATGTCTCATCTATCTTAAGAGATCTATATTGAGAATTATTTGAATTAACATCAGATCTATCTGCTGTGTCTAGCTCAGCACTTATTCTATTAAAATTCTCAATGTACTTCTGATAAAGCTCAATATGATTATCTTTGTTAGCCTGGCTTAAAAGCTCAGTTGAAAGATTAAACTGTTTCTGTTGGGCAACGTAGGCTTCAGCAAGCTGCTCTTTATCTTGATCAAAGCTTAAAGACTTTCTTATGTTTTCTTTAAGATCTTTATTGGTAAATGACATTAGTGCCTCTCATAATCCTTGAATTCATCTGCTGTAATAACTATGGACCACCCAGGACGAGTGCATCTTATTTCTGGATTTCCACCGGGTGTAAATAAAACCCTATCAACTGTGTAAACAAGGCCAGAATCTGTATGTCTTATCTTTAAGCCGTTACTTATTATAATACTTCTAGAATCCTTTGGACCTGCAAATACACTAAGCTTCTCTTCAATAGCATCTTGATTTCCTTCAATAAGAAGTGAAATCAAATCTAAAAGCTTTTTCTTTTTAACTCTCATTATCACAACTGTCAGTTAAAGACAATATTAATTATCTAACAAGTTTTAGAATTTTCTAACAAGAATCCCCAATTCAGATAAAAGTCGAACTCCCTCATCAGATCTGTAATCTTCAAAGTAGATAACCTCACTAATACCAGAATTTACAATTGACTTTGCACACATCTTACAGGGTGAAAGTGTTACATACATAATCTTTCTCTTAGGGTTGTTGTAGTCACACTTTATTAGAGCGTTAATTTCAGCATGAATAAAGCCTGACTGACCGGGCTCCAATGACTCTATTGCATTAGATCCTCCTTTTTGATCTCCATTGTATCCGATAGCCAGGACTTGAGTATTATCATCTGTCACTATGATTGCCCCAACCTGATGACGCGGATCACAGGATCTTGTTGATATTGACTGAGCAAATTGCATCCAAATTTTATCCCAGCTAGGTCGATGTAGTCTCATCTTTGTTCCAAGTTATTAATCTTTTCCAGATAAAATTCTCTAAATTTAAAAATAACCTCTTCATCAACATTATTTTTTTTTGAAAATTCACAAACAAGATCAATCATCATTTCCGCATCATGCCGATTCTCATTTAAAATGTTAATCTCATCTTTAAGCAAAATCTTACGTTCGGGATTGTAGCCTCCAAATCCTATAAGTCCATCAGAGATATCATAGTCATCACTATTCTTCTCCTGCATATCACTAATAAATGCTTTAAAAGAATAAACCTGAGAGTCACAAGCTAGCCCTAGAGTATTATAAATTGATTCCATTTTATCTTTATTAGCTAGCAATTCTTCATGAAATGCTATAGTAGAAGTAATTCCTCTATTTATTGCATAAGATATGTGACTTAGCTGTAGTGCCTGCGCAGCACATATCTCTTGATAGGTTATTTTTCGATCAGGATTGATTAAATGTGACTGTTTTATATTTTTAAAATAATCACAAACTATGCTTAGCAAATTGGGACGATTAGGCCAGCTTTCTTTGAGCCAGTGATATGAGCTATTTCCCTTTAGTTCTTCCCGCTTAGCTGATAAAAATACCAAGTAAGGGTGCCTAAAATTAAAAATAGAAACATGATCTTTACACACTTTGTCAAAGTAAATAATCAAAGATGGATCTCTGACACCAGTAACTTTCCAGACAAGACATTTTGAGCTAATCATCTTATAGAATGTTATAGGACTAAATTTTCCAAAGACATCTTGTGCACTATTGTTTCTGGGATCTTCTCTTTCAGAAAGACAAAAAACTTCAGGATGATAATGAAGTGTGGCATGTAGGTGGTTTCCTCCTGATCTAGGTAGAGAATGAATAAATACTTCTTTCTTTTTTTCGAGACAAGATGATACAGTGCCCAATACTTGTAATGATGAAAAAAATGAAACTGGATCTATTTCAAGATAGCCTAGTTTCTGGCTAAAACTGCCTCCAACAGTGTGATGATTAATAGCAAGAACTTCATTGTCATCAGGAACAATACAAAACCCATAGTCTCTTGCTATTCTTAAAATATCTTTTAATTTATCATCATTCATTTTATTATGTGATCATCCCATTCTGGTCTCATCTATCTTCTGCTTGCTGGCTATCGTGATTTTCACTTTCTAGAGATTTACCACTAGCAATCTTTTCTATCTGCTCTTCGAGCTTTTCAAATTCTTCTTCCTTGACGTCACCGCCTTTCTCCTGTAACTCCTCTTTTAGCTTTTTAATCTCTTCCTTAACCTGAGAAGTGTCAACTACGTCTTCTTCTTCTTGCTCTTCTTCAATGTCAAATATATCATCGACACAAAGCTCTCCACTTATTTGAAAGCCTCCAGCTTTTCTATGGCCGCCGCCTCCAAAATCCTTAGCAATCTCAGAAACATCAACATGATCATGAAAAGATCTAAGACTTATCTTATTGATTCTATCATTATGATCATAGTACCAAATTACAGCAAAGTCACAATCAGGTGATAGTCGTGCACCAATCTCAGACATCCAGTGTGATGAATTAACAATTAAAACATCCATTCCTTTGTACTTTCTAGAAACTGCCTTTTCACAAACCTTCTTCACAACTGTCTTACTATAGGCCAGTATATACGATCCTCTCTTAATGGCATCATCAAACACAGAGTCATCCTCGAACTTCTCAAATTCTTCAAACTCAAAAGGAACCATATCAAAAGCTGCAGCAAATTCTTTAGAATATGGAAGCTCCCATTTCCAGAGATCTCTATCTTGAATATATTGAATAAACTTTGGTGATTCTTTTCCGGGGTGGAAGAATTCCCATGCTAGCATTGCACCGCTCTTGGTCATATCAAAGTGAGTGTTAGATATATCATGAAGCTCGACCATTGCAGATTTATGATGATCAATCACTATAAGCCCTTCAGCATCTTTAATCATCTTTTTAATAGTTGCATTATCAAAAGAAAAATCAAGAATAGCAACTGTCTTTCCTTTAATATCTGGCGGAGCTGTTCCATGCTTACAGGGGTAATATTCAGAACGATTTCCCAATAGCTTCCAAGCAGAATATGCAGCACCAAAACCGTCTGTACAATCAGCGTGGTATATTACACAGTCAACATTACCTGGCTTAACATGAGTCATATTATCCCTCTATATTAAAGAAACTGTGATACTTCCAACATCTAGGCTCATATAGCTCTTCGCCCCCAACAATAATTTCATCAATAGTTTCAAGCTTTCGATGTGTATAGTATGCATCATCTCCTGAAATTGTACAAACTGCTGGGCAGATTTCAATCTTTGTAGCATACGGCATCATATCCCTAACCTCCTCAAAAGGCTTTCCTGTTGCTGACAGCTGCAATGAAGAAACAACGATAGTAATTCCGCCCCTGAATAGATAGACTAAAACTTCAGAAATGTCATCTATCATAAAAGCTTCGTCCACAGCAATCACATCTGGCATCTCATCTAGATCCTGTAAAAACGATATAACCTCATTTCCCGTGCTGATGCCGACAGCTTCGATCTTTCCCCCAGAGTGGGTAACTATCTCAGTATTTGAATACCTGTCGTCCATCTTGGGCTTAAATGCAAAGACCTTTCTTTTCTGATATCTAAATCTATCTACAACTGCCAGCAGTTTAGTTGTCTTAGACCCGAACATCGGACCCGTAAATATAATAAATTCAGGTTGCCTTTTATTCTGAGTTAGCTCTGCCATAGTCATCCTCTATTCTAATAGGTTTGTCACTAAGGTGATTTCCTATTTCTATTATCTCACAATCTGTTAAAGCTTTTATTCTATAGGGTGATCCGCTTTGAGCTAGTAAGCAGCTTCCTGGCGTTACAGTTTCCTTTTTAAAAGGATGTCCCACTGGGTCTGTTAAAGAAAGCTCATCTCCGAATTCAACCTCAGCACGACCAGATCTAACAAAAAGCACCTCTGATTTTAATGTGTGATACTTTAGGCTGGTTCTCTTTCCCTCACATATAAAAAGAGTCTTTCCATGAATTCCATCGAATCCAGCCCAAGATGTCTCATATCCCCAGGGTTTCTCAGTAATCCGACCATTGTTTCCACTTGAAACCCATGAAGACTTAACATGTTTTTTAGTATCATAACTCATCTTCTTTTAATTCCCACCACTCTAATGTTCTCTCTATCCCTTGCCAAAACTTTACCAAAGGTTCATATCCAAAATCAATGTTTGCTGCAGACCAATCACCTTGTGTGTGCATGACATCTCCTGTTCGCCAAGGGGCATCCTCTATATCTATACCAGGAAATCTCTCAGTTAAAAAGTTCAGAATCTCACGATTGCTTGTTCTATCTCCACAACAAACATTGTATGCCTTTCCGGAAAAAACAGTATCAGAAATAGCAGCAAGAATGTTAGCACTGACAACATTATCAACGTAGCACAGATCACGGCTTTGTGTTCCGTCTCCATCGCTTCTTAGGGGAAGATCATTCTTAATTGCGTGACACCAAGCAGAAACTGCTGTGGAATAGGGGCTTCCAGCTAGCTGTCCCGGACCAAAGACATTAAAATAGCGCAGACAGACGATATCGATATCATAAAGATTACAAAACATCTTAGATAGATCTTCTATGGTAGATTTTTGCCAAGCATATGGTGACTTGGGATTTCTTGGTGCAGTAGTCGGCGTTGGCATGACATCAGCTCCACCGTAAACAGAAGAGGAAGATGCCCAAACAATCCTCTTGACATTGTCTATGCAGGCTTCAAACAATCTAACTGTAGAAGCTACGTTGACATCTGTCGTAGCTGATGGATTCTCAACAGAAAATGAAACTCTTGGAATAGCTGCTTGGTGAAAGACAACGTCATATCTGCCCTCCCTGATTAGCGTCAGCGTATTTTGGTGAGAGAAATCACCCTGGATGACTAAAAGCTGGTCAGTCTCTCTCTTTTCTGCTGCCGGGGATTCAAAATAGTTTCTCAATAGATCAATAGGAACAACGCGCATGCTGGTCCCTGAGAGAAGGTTTAGATCTCCTGATGACATGTCATCGACTATATCAACAGTCCACCCATCTTCTACAAGACTCTTTGATAGATTTGATCCAATAAATCCGCAGCCGCCTGTCACCAATGCTTTCTTTTTCATAATAGCGCTCCTTTATGTAATTTTATCTTATAATGTGCGCAGAGTTTAAGTCAAATCTCAATCTAACACCATTGCACACGTCATTAAACCTATTAAAACACGTTGAAGCAAGATAGTACAAAAACTTTAAATCATAGGGAAAAATCTCTTTAACATCTGTAGAACGGATCACAACGTGAAAGTCCATAATTCTATCTCTAATTCCCACCTGAATAAAAGAGATACAGGTGCTATCAGAGTAGACAAACCTTCTTGAGGTGTGATCCTCAACTCTGTCATACTCATTCTTTCCAGCTAGCTCATCAGTGATCTTATTGTGCAGCTCAGAAAATATTCTCTGATAATATTCTGACTCAGGCTTATAATTTAAAATTTCTGGGTCTGCTTCTTCAAACTTGCCATCATCGTATAGGGTAAACTTTACAGGATATGACTCATCGCCTCTAACAGCTACAAGATCAATGACCTGATCTGATACCTCTCTTAGCTGCGGCTTCTCAGTGAAGTGCAGCGATGTACACACCCTTTTCGAGAGATCTTTAACCGAAGGCTCATCGTATATCACAGTAACGTTTGGAAAAGTCCTAATTCTCTCAACATGCTTTCCAAATGTCTTGTAGACCTGGATCAGAGACTTTTTATCATGTAACTCATCACCCCTGTCTTCAAATCTACTTAAGATCGCATCAAGCGGTGGAAGCAAAAAGACATATCGATTATTAAGATTTCCCATCTCAAAGTAAAGATCATCGCTAGCTGTAGGTACAACTCTATTGTAAAGATCGCAGAAAAGCTTCCTAGAGAACTGAGACCGATCCATTATGTGCCACGAGTACTTTGTCTCAGCGTGAATCTGATTGATGAGACTTGTTTTACCAGAACAATCTGGGCCTTCAATGAACAACGTAGCGGTAGGAAATCTAAGCATGCTACATTATAACATATAGACAGCTAAATTTTCAAGCTAAATTATGCCTGCTAACGTCGACCATCTTCTCAAATTTATCTGGATATTTTCTGGAAGAGGCTTCCTTGGTGGGTCTGGAATTTCAAGAGCCCTTCTAAGAGCCCAGTAAAGACCTCTCTCAGTATCAAACAGCCTTCCCCTTATCCGCTGCATCAATTGATTATAGATAGGCTCTTCCCAATCTACAGTGATGCCTTTGAGATTTGCAAGAAAATATTTCTCAAATTCAACTGGGTTCTCGAGTATTCTAACGACATCAGGTGTGGCACCTTTTGATCCAATCTGGTCTAAAAGCCTGAACTGAACTGTTGTGAACTCAGCCTCAAACTCCCACCATTTTTTTAGCCAGTTCTCGCGGATGACCATCCCTTCTGCGTCGTAGACATCCCTGTATTGTCGGCTCGGGTCTGCGCCTGTCTTTTCGATTACTTTTGTTCTAAACCAGTGATCAAGCTCATGTGTATAGACACGAGAATTATCGTCTAGGGTATTGGCTATAAACTGTCTTGTCCCACCGAGTAGCGGAGGGGGCCTAGATCCCGGTCTACCTCCTACCCACTTATCTAAAAGAGCATTTCCACTTCTAAAGGGTGTTATTTCGATATGATTTGGGTACTGAGCTCCAAGTCTGTTGATTGAAGTGCGTCCCACTCTGATAGCAAAATTATTATAAAATTCATCAATAAAACGAGATGGCTTCCCGTATACACTTGACATAACTGGAAACTGATCAAACATCTGTGCTGCCAGCTGCTCTGCCTCTTCTCTTGCCAGCACATTCCTAATGTTAAATGCAATCAATTCAGGCTCAAAATCCTTAAACCCTTTTCCAGCAGGGTTTCCGGGAATTCTCTCCCAAGAAGATATCACATCACTAAGTGTGAACTGCCTGATCGACACCTGGTTGAGTGGGGGCGGCTCGCTGCTGAGCCAGGGAGGCCTGGTCGGGATGTTATCTGGATATATGACCATGATGTCATCGGCGGACGATCGTTCCAAGCCTTGGGCTATGCGAACTAGAAGCTTTTTTGCAAAGGTTGTATATGCAATATCAGGAAGATTTTTAGATGCGCCCATAGCAACTCTAACAGTGTCTTCCCACCCAGACCGCTGCGTCGAGCTGGGCCTTCTAAGAATCAGGGGAACCGGTTCTCCGACAGGTTGCGGGACGTCCGTCCCTAATTCAGCTCGAGCTTCCTGGCTCCTTCTCGCAAGCTCAGATTTCGCCTCCTGTCTTGCTGCTGCTTTCTGAGACTGGATTATTTCATCTACTGCCTGGCTCTCTACAGAAGCTGCAGGTTTATCAGGTGATGCCGTTGTTCTTTGTGACGGGCTGGCTGCAGCTGGGCTTCTAGAGGCAGTAATCGCATCGTCCATAGTCTTAGCAGTATACTTCACTGCATCTGACGACCCTCTTACTACGTCATCAGAATAAGTATTTGCTCTCGCCCACACTAAATTCTCTACCGCCTCGCCAGCCATTCTGTTTGTAGCAGTCGACGGAGCAGAAAAAAGGACATTGCCAGCAGCCCTGAATGCAACTGGACCGCCATACCACAGCAAGACAAAGACTGCAAGATTAAGAAGAGATTGCACATACTGTTCTGGTGTAATGACTCCAGTCTTAAGAACAGCACCCTTTGTAGTCATGACTGTTCCTACGATTAGCAGATCCTTGCTTGTTTCAACAACCATGTCTACTGTGGTGTCCAACAACCACTTCGGTGTTGCGATGGCAATTTCCATAAAATCTGGAAAGACCTCTTCTGCAGCAAAGTCTACAATTCGATCGACCAGGTCAACATCAGGACCCCGTGACCATGTGCATGAATACTTGCGCTCTCCTCCCACAACGTAGGGCTCACCTCTTGGGTTACCACAAGCATCAACATAGTATGGTGCCATCTTACCCGGCGGGGGATCTATCTGTGTCCATGTGTGACAACACTTATCTATCCACCCTGCTTCTGTCTCGGGATCAGGATCAGAAGCATACTGCTCTGCACCAGGTTCGTGCCCAAGGCCTTGTGCAAACTGCTCACTAAGAAGCTCTTCTCTTATGATTCTTCTTAAATGTCTTCTTGTTATCTTCATGCTGTAGCACACTCAGATAATAAGTATCTCCTTATACACTTAACTGCTTCATCTTGTAGGAAGATGTAGAGCAACCCCAGTTTTCAGTAGAGGCCACCTCAGACAGCCACATGGTGTATGGCTCAGGGGTCTTTTTAAACTTGGTCCAGACACGTAGCCAGACACTTTCTGAGTTATTATCACAGACTCGCATCCGATAGAAGACCTTACCGTTCTTTGTCTTCTTCTCCTGGATCTCCTGAATGCAGAACCAGACTATTCCCTTGTCTTTGCCGCTCAGTGCTGTGATTGCAGGCACCTGAGCCTTTTCTATCTTCTTCATGATCCGCGGCGGAAAGACCAGCTCCTCGTCTGCCCCTGCCATTAGGTCAACACTGTTGCCAATCTTAACAGCACGCGGCCAATCCTCAAGGTCGTAGTTTTCTATGATTTTTTCCTCGATAAAGTTAGGAACAAAGCCCTGCGACTTCATTAGCTTCTTTGCCGCTGTTTTTGTCATACCGTGGCGACCTTTCTTAAGCAGGTCATAATTTCCAACGATGATCTCATAGATTTGATGATGATTCCTTACAGCACCACCAGAGACCTCATCTAAAGAGCCAAAAGCCTCGACCTTGCAAAGAGAGTCAAAACAGGTCTTATTCATCTTAGAGGGCTTCCACTTGCCATCCTCTGTGAAGAGCATCTGATCAAAATTAGCAAAAGGGCGATTTCTCATAATCTCCTCAACTGCGGAGCTTCCAACACCCTTGATAGCTGTCAAGGGTGGAACAAATCCTTCACGCTCCTCACTGTAGACCCAGACATCTGAGGAGTAATTGATGTCAGGCTTTAGGATCTTATATCCTAGAGTCTTAATCTCACTTATCAGTTTGCCGAACTTATTGGATCCATTCCAAGTTTGCAGGCACGTTGCCAGCCACTCCTTCTCATAGTAAGTGTGCAACCAGGCAGAGTAGTATGAGTCAACAGCATAGGCGACAGCGTGTGACTTGTTGAAGCCGTAGGCAGAGAAAGCCTCAATGGTCTCATAAAGCTTAACTGCCTTGTTCTCATCCATGTCAGATAGCTCAACTGCACCGGTAATAAACTTCTTCCTAAGATCTGTCCTTTCCTGCGCCTTCTTAGCATTCATGTCAAGTGACTTCTTGACTAGCGTCTTTCTCATCTTGTCAGATGCACCCTTGTCAAAACCACAGAGCTTCTGAGCGATGAGCATGAACTGCTCCTGAAAGACAACGAACCCACGACTTTCGCTAAGCAGCTCTTCAAGAACTGGGTGGTCGTATGTGATCTCATCTAGATTTAGGCCTGCCTTGACGTATTTCCTATGGACATTTGCAGCCAGCGGGCCAGGTCGATAGATTGCTGTGATTGTAGCAAGGTCCTCAATAGATGTAGGTTTGGCTGCCACGCAGAACTTTCTAGCACCGGTGTTGGTAAACTGAAAGATTTGAACAAACCTGCCACCGTGATAGACATACTTCCACACCTTCTGGTCGTCCATAGCATTAAATCTACTATTTAGATGAGCGTCAAAGAACTCATTGATCTGATCGAAGGTAGGATTCTCAACACCCTGGTTTCTTAAAATTAGACGGATTGAATCCTCGACCATCTTCAGCGTTGCCAGACCGAGAAAGTCAAACTTAAGAAACCCATTCTCCTCAAGATGTCGCCAGTTCATGCCCTCTGACCATGGCGTCTGGAGCTCACCTCTCACTTTGATGACAGGCATGTGACTTTCAATATCAGGGCAAACTAGGACTCCGCCAGCATGTCTGCCGATAGACCGAGGCTCCATAAAAAGTGTCTGAACGTGCTCAGCAATCTTGGGATACTTTGACATAAATTCAAGATAGGCATCACTATACTTAAGACAATCCTCGTGGGTCAAGACATAAGTTGACCGCTCCTCGTGATCACCCATCGCTCGGTGCATCACCTCTCTTTCAAGCGGGCCTGTTAGGGCATTGATCTCATCAAACGGAATACCATAAAACTTGCCGATGTCCTTGATAAGAGACTTAAGCTTAAGGGTATTAAAGTTAGAAACAGGTATAACAGCATCGTCACCAAACAGATCTCTAGAGACATCAATAAGAACATCTCTGTCACCTACATCAGAATCAATATCAGGCCAGCTTGCCTTGTGAATGCCAAGGAACCTCTCAAACAGAAGCCCGTATTTAATTGGATCAATGTGTGTAATCCCTAGGACGTAGTTGACCAAGCTACCGCCACCGGAGCCACGACCGGGGCCTAGAAGTGTTCTGTGCTGCGACTTCTCAAAGACCTTGGTAAGGGTCAAAAAGTAATTTTCAAACCCAAGCTGCTTGATAACAGACATCTCCTCTCTGATTCGCTCAATGTATTCAGGCTTATCATGAAGCTCTTCCTTGATCATCCCTTGCTTTACCTGTTCAACAAGCTGCGTAAACGCGGGCTTCTCAGGTGTTCCGAAGTTTGGAAGCTTTGCTGATCCGTCAAACCAGACCTCTTCGCACATGTCCCAAGCAATTCCGTGAGATCTCTCAATTGCTTCACGAACGACATCTTCACTTCCCTTGTAGAAGTCATATTTGCCATAACTCTTTCCAAATTCATCCCACATCTGCTTAGCATTTTTAGGATAGAGCTCACACTTTAAATCTTCCTTTTTAGGAATCTTGGGCATCTCAGCTCCACGAGACCCCATTCTTCCAAGAAGTTTATACATCTCACGTGCCTCCCACATGTCTGGATTACAGTAGTGAGAGTCAGCTGTTGCAAGAAGTGGAATCCCAGTTCTCTTTGAAAGCTCAATTAGACACCTATTTGTAAGATTTTGTGCAACAAGGTCGTTGAATTGTACCTCTAAGAAAAAATTCTCCTCACCAACAGCGTCAACAAATCTATCTGTCATGTTCTCAAGCTTTCTCATGATAGAATTGAGAACTGCTGGGTCATCAACAAGGTCAGGTGTCAACTCATCAAACTTCTTACCCTCGAAGCTCTGGTAGATATGACCTGAGGGCCTACCTCCGACGCACGCTGTTGAGACAATAAGCCCCTCAGAGTGCTCCTTAAGCATCTTATAGTCGATACGAGGAAACCTATAGAACCCCTCCTTGTATGATCTCTTGACCAATCTAAAGAGATTCTGCAGCCCCTTGTAGTTCTTTGCCAGCACGACAAGGTGATACCGACGCTTCCATGCAGGATAAGAGCCCCTCTCATTCTTTGACTCTGCCTCATTCTCGATGACAAGGCCCTCATTCTCATCGCCTGTGTCAACAAGCGCAACCTTCTTCTTAGCCTCTCGCTCCAGGCGCACTGCCTCTCTGTGCTCGTGATAGTCCTGACTCCACTCATCAAGTGAGTCAACAAAGTAGCACTCACAGCCGTAGATATGCCTGTAATTGACACCTTTATTCTTAAGCTTTTTTGAGTAGTTGTGTGCGTGAGCAGCTGAATTCATGTGGCCGTGGTTTGTCAGAGCAAAGGCATTCATCTCATTTTGCAACACAAAATCGATGTGCTCATCTGGATATCCCAATCCATCATAGACAGAACTACCATCATGAGCGTGAAGGCCTGCAAAGTGCTTAGGCACAGAAAATTGACTAAATTTAGACATTCTTATCCTTTCTTATGTTGCTATAATTGTAACACAGATTAGAGAGGTTTACACGTCTTTAGACTTTCTAATCTCTTCTAGGCGCTGAATTAGAGCTTGCTCCTCAGCATCAAGCTGAGACGGTACAGAAACACTAACGTGAAGAATGTGAGATCCCCTAACAGGAGAGCCTATCTCAGTAGGTAAGCCCTGACCACTTAAAGACAGCATTGATCCAGGCTGAAGCCCTGGCTTGATTATCACAACCCTGTCACCTTCAACTGTCGCTATCTTCTTCTCACAGCCCAGAGCCGCCTCACCAAATGAGATCGTAATCTTGCTATGCACATCTGATCCCTTTCTTTCTAATCCAGGACGAGAATCAACAAGAATCTCAAGATAGGCGTCACCTGGAATATCTGTTCCGGCATCACGGTGGCCTAGCCCAGATAGCTTCATTCTAGTGCCTGAACTCACACCGGGTGGAATGTTGACGCTTATGCTTCTAGACTCAACAACCTCTCCAGATCCACCGCATGTCTGGCATCTATTCTTGATTGTCACTCCGCGACCGTTGCACCTCTCGCAGGTTGAGGAAAAAGACATAAACCCCATATTCTGAGTTACAGCTCCGGAGCCACCACAATCTGAGCACCTTGCAACGTCGCTTTCAGACCTAAAGCCCTGTGCGCTGCAGGGTTCACAATTTTCTCTTCTTTTGAGTTTTATCTCTTTCTTTAAACCACCCAAGACTTCATCAAGAGAAACTCTAACTCTGATAAGGAGATCTGACCCCTTTCGATGTGCTGGCCTCCGACCTCCGTCGAAGAAGTCACTAAACCCATCACCCCCAAAGAAGTCAGAAAATCTGCTAAATATATCTTCATGAGAAAATCCGTGTCCGTGATGTGGACTTGCTGTCCCGAATCTGTCATAGTTAGATCTTTTTTCTGAATCTGAAAGAACTGAATATGCTTCAGATACTTCCTTAAATCTAGACTCAGCGCTTGGATTGTCTGGATTTTTATCAGGATGATATTTCATAGCTAGCTTTCTATAAGCCGCCTTTATCTCCTTTTCTGTCGCCTCTTTTGAGACCCCTAGAACATGATAATAATCATTAGACATTCTAAAAATTAATTATAAAATCTTTATAATTTATTCAATTTCTTGGTCGTATGGCTCACAGATAAGATCACCATCAGCAAAACATCGATCCAGATAATCTTCAAGCTGCTCAAAAGAAGTGCAAACCTTGACACCGCTTCTCGCAAGCATTAGATTAAACTTAGCACCTTCAGGAAGGCCATTGCAAAAATAGACGATCGGAACCTTGTTTGCAAAAGCATATCCTGCTTCCCAGATCGTCCCAATATCTTTATCACGTGTATTGACAATAAGAAAATCTGCTGTCTCAATGTGATGCAAGTTTCCGTCAAACGTTTCATCTTGAACGTGCTTTGGAGCATTTGGCGGACAAACAAAAATTCGCCTCGGACTAGCAAGATCAATCCAGTCTCTATTGTCACAAACCTCTTCAAGCTGAGTTAACTCTAGAGCTTGAATTGGGTTAAACCAGCCCGCTGCAAGGTATATTTTTTTCTTAAACATCTAAGTTCTCCTTTTCAAAAAATCATATCATCTTTAAGATATGTGTATTATAAATTTTCATAGTTAAAGGTATCAAAGTACCACCGGTGCTTTGCATAAATCATGGATCGAATCTCTTTGCTTAGATTCTGCCCTGAACCCGGTGCGCCTCTTGATGGACCTATGTGATTTGAATTTAATTGACTTTCTTTGTCTTTAAGTCTGGGACCCGTGCTATTTAGATTGCCAAATATTTTTTCCACTCTTTTAATATTTTCGTTTACAGAAAAAAATCTGGCAATCTCTAAGATCTCATTATTGTCTAAATCAAGATTTAAAAAATTAGATAAGGCCTCTATCCTTTTTGCTTCATTGTCAAAATAGTCTTCGTATCTTAAAAAGCAAACTTCAACATCAGGTGTATCTATAATTCCTTTCATAGAGGTAATATATTTATTAAATCTCATAAATCTAAGTGAGTCTTTCATTGCTCGATCAAAGTCAACTAAGGGATCGTTTTCTACAAATCTTCTCGCCATAGAAGAAAAAACATCAAATGGATTTCTAATTGTATAAAATATTTTATTAAACTTAAAAATCATAGGACATGTGTCTTTGAACTCATGAGATCTTACAGCTCTGTTAGGAGCAAGGTGATTAACGACTTGTAAGACGACTGTTGTTCCAGATCCCGGAAGACCAAACAAGGCAATATTTCTAACTTCTCCCTCTTCAAATCTATCTATTACTGGACCACTCGTCATGGGATGTTTTTCACAAAAGCAATCTAAGACACTGGGAAGCGTCTTTGTAAGAACACTTCCGTCCTTAACACGGAGCCAGCTCCCGATCTGGAAGTTGTCTTGATTCAATTTAAGAATCCCTGTACATCGCTTCAAGTATAGAGATTTCTTCTATTAGACTGTTCCACATCTGTCTAAACTTAGTGTTTCCATCAGCCTCATCATCAGATGGATTTGTTCCATTTAGATCATATCGATGAGCCTGATAGATTGTATCATTTGGATGATATTCAATGTGCTCATCACTGTCATCATCTGGCCAGTAAAGATTAGTTCCGGTTCCAGCACGAACATTCTTGATATAGTGCCATGCCGGGCTTGTGAGTGTCCTTGTTCCAATTACAGCACTTGCCTCAGGAAGAACCTTGATAATCTCTGCAGCCATCTTAGCAGCAATAAGATTATCAACTGAAGGTTGGATCTGCTTGTCTGAGCGCTGCTTGACAAAGCCGATGATGTCCTTGAGATTGAAGCGACCGTAGTAGAATGTTGAGAGACACTTGGGAAGAATGGTTCTTGCATCCATCATTGAGATCTGACGGGTATCAACCATGTCTGCGTAAAGCTGCTTAGCATCCTCTACATGACGCTTCCATCGACGATAAAGGTCTGGACTGTTCTCGACAGCGCTTGGAACGAGACAGGGCTCGTGATGAAGAAACCTGTCCCCTGTGCACTGTGCTGCCCACGAGCCTGCTCGGTGACGAATAAGATGAGTCACTGTCTGGAGATCAATTCCTGCAAACTTAAATGTAAAGCTAAAAATCTCCATCGGGGTCGGTAAGGCTCGAAAACAAAGAACGTCCTCAAGATTTTCACTTAGGTCCTCCTGTGATACACCTGATGGATTTGTAAAGTCTGGGTCATCTGCCCAGGTTGCCTTCACGTACCTCCAAGCAACGTCTCTCATCTGCTCAGCTGTAGGATGATCTACTAGCTCAATGGTTAAGGCATCTAGATCATTAAGAAACTCTGTAGTAGGCTCCTCATCAAATCTTAGTGTCATTGGAAGATTAACGGGTTCTAGATTTTTATTTTGGGGCATTTTTCTCCTCATGTGGTAATAAAATATTATAACAAAGACATCGAATCTGTATTAAAGATAAATAAAAAAAGAGCTGGCAAAGCCAGCTCAATTATTAGGTTTTATAAAATGTATCTATTCTTCAAGATCACTCTCAATGGGCTGACGAAGAATTGCATAATTGTTATCCATACACCACATTTCATAATCTTCTACAGGGAAAATTTCTGGAATGTTAAGATCAACAGAAGCAACTACAAACACGCTGTTGTGTAGACGGTCGCATGTATCCGCCTCTGCGCAGTAGTGATATGTCCATCCACCGGCTGCAGTTTCGTGAACGATATTCTCACAGCCCCGCCCCTCCATCAGAGCGAAAAGGCCATCAGCACACATGCTGCCAATATTATAAAACTTTGTCGATTCATTTTCGATTTCAGATCGACACATTGTAAACTCTGAACGATCTAGTCGAGTTGAAGGCAGCTCTGTCGACTTTTCAGAAACTACTGTCTTTTTTTCTGTAGGTGCTGTCGGGCTGTCTGCAAAAGATGACCCTGCAACAAGAAAAGATAGAACAAGACTACCAAAAAACAATTTACGCATTACTATATTCTCCTAAAAAGTGAAATAATTTCCACAACTACATTATACCAAACATAAGCCAAAGCTACACGTTTTTTGATAATTCCCTTATCATCTCTAAAACATCTGAATCATCAGCATAAAACCTGACCCTATCAACAGTTTCAAGCTCTCTATTATAAGATGTCAAAGGGGAGATAACGTTGATACCATGCTTGGCATACTCTGCAGAGTGCTTAGGCGAATCATCAATGGCACAAACGATTGACCCAGTATCATAATATTCTGACTGAGCAAGCCATCGATATTTTTCTCCGCTAAAGTTAAGCCTATCATACTTTAGGCCAGATGACTCAAGCCATCTGTATGTATCATAACAACAGAGAAGATTCTCCTCAGGTCGAGCTGTAAGCAGCTGAATCCAGTATCCTAAATCGTGAAGCTTATTTAAAATTTGAATCATGTTTCCGATCGGCTCTAGATCTCGAAGTTTTCTTTCAGAAATAAAGCTAAAGAAAACTGACTCCGGATTAAGACCCTTTTCCTTCACTGCGGTGGTAGTATAGTACTCTGGACATTCTGGATCCACATGAACAGCGTATCTATCTCGAAGCCATCCAATAAATCCATCTCTAAATCCAACGATGACATCATCCATGTCGACTATCAAGACAGGTCGACCGTCCCAGGTATTTCTTTCTATCTTGTGACAGGTCTTGAGGTAGAGATCCTTATCATCAAATGCATCAGTAAATTGATCATGAGATATTCCCCAAAGGTTCATAATTGCTATGATATATCTGAATGCATCGACCGACTCGTAAAGAATCTTATTGACGTCTATCTCGATTCGGCTGCACTTATGATCCTTAAAGTTAATTCCAGATATCATTGAAGATATCTCAGAGTGCAATGCCAAAGATAGCGACTTAGTAATCTCCTCTTTTTCAATTTGACTTAAGTTATCTCTATTGAAAAATAGATCATTAAACTGCTTTTGTGTCTGAAACAGGCTCGATAGATTGGTTTTCATTTTTCCCCCTCAGAAAAACATCTTTAAAAGCGGATATAATAGCATCTGAATGCGTCTGATCAAAGACCAAAGAAGACATTTGTGTATATCCACGTTCATCAACAAGAGGCCTAGACCCCTCATTACATGTAAATTCTATCACACCGGTATGTATTTTTTCATTAGTTTCACTTAATATTTTTTTAAGCTCTTTGGGGGAAGAAAAACAGATCGGGTCTTGATGGCATGTTTCTAGCTTTATCTTTGCAAAGCTAGTATCCTTTATCGAGGCGCTCATGTATAATGAAGTCCTTCTTTATATAAGAATTATATAGGTCATCTGCTGAGCTTCCTGATAAAATGATCAAAGAAAAAAAGTAATTAAATGCATCGACTACCTCTTCTAAAAAAGCATCATGATCAAACTCACTAACTTCTGTCTGTCGATGAGGCTTCCAGTTCTTAAGGTGCTGTAATGCTTCAAACATCTCTTCAACTCCTCTTAGTGCCATATCTCTACAAAGCTGTTGATCACTTTTCTTACTTAGGTCAAGCGGCCAAGCTGGGTAAGCGTCGGGGAACTTCTCCTTAAGCGATAGCATAAACCTCTCTCTTAGATCAAACATGACTCGAAGCCTGTCGTCATTCAATTTAGATCTCCCTCGATCTCAAGCGCGTCTGCCATAGTCATTTCAGAGGCTTGAGAAGCCTTTTCAAGCAAATCAGCTATCTGGCTTTCACTCATGTCTTTGTACCCGTCTGTAAGTGTAAGGACGCTTTCTTCATCACTTGAGTTTGTAACTCTCATCATTCTAAGATTATCAACGACGTCTGTGCCTGTCAAGATTGCAACCTGGATAATCTTGGCGATCTGTGCAATCACTTCATCAGAAAGTCTATATTCGTTCATTGTTTCTCCCTATTTTTTGAACTCACTAGACAAAAATATAATTCTTCTATCTCTTATTTCTATCTAGCTTTTTCAATTCAATTGAATTGACTTTTTGATTATAAACATCAAATCTAAAACTGTATTAATGTTTTTAATTCAATGCGCCTGGTGTATAATATAAATATTCTTAGGGCATATCTAAAACATGAAGAGAGTAATCATATCAGACACTCATATTGGAACAAAGTTCTATAAGTCTAATTCTCTTCTCAGCTTTCTTAAATCCGAAGACTACGATCAGCTGATTTTAGCTGGTGACATTATTGACTTTATTAAGATACCAGTATTTACAGAACGATGTATGGAAATCATAGAGGCAATAGACTACAATAAAAGAATAATATACGTCGTAGGAAATCACGATGAAAGCTTAGTCAATGTTATCGGAAAGACATTCTTTAATGTCACATTCGTGAAAAGATATGACTTCGAGGAAGGCAACAGAAAGTTTAGAGTTGAGCATGGTGACATATATGAAAAAGGAGCTCTTGCAAATAGAGTGTTTGTTAAATTTCTTTCTATAGTTCAAAACATGCTAGAATTCACTTTCAACTTTGACTTCACAACGTGGTGGACAGAGATTCAAATTAAAAAGCATAAGCTAAGAAGCATTATCAATATTCTTCGACATCATCCGAAGATTGATGTATTCATTATGGGTCATACGCACATACCAGAGGCTTTAATCTGGGTTGATGAAGATCAAAATATTAAGACCTATATTAATGCAGGTGACTGGGTCACACATCAGACATATGTGACTGTGACTGACGGTGTTGCTAGGCTGCGGAAGTTTAATAGCTAGCGGATACCAAATCTACTTACTAAGAATCTGTTGTTTTTTCTAGCTTTCTTATCCATGAAATAGATTTTCCAGGATGGTTTCCGGATCCCTTTCTAGATTTTTTTCTCATGCTTTCAGAAGTGTCCCACCCTCTAGACTTTAAAAACTGGTTCATTATTTGTTCTCTTTGACTATCACTAGAGTTTGACCAAGTCCAATAAATCGTACGCTTAAGTGAAGCTATCTTATTTGAAATCTCTTTCTCTTTTTTCTTAAATATATCAGAATCGCTAAAGTCAATCTCAATTGGAGAAATATCTAAATCAAATGCTATAATAGCCACAGAAACATATTCATAGCTGTCTATTGATTCTTTTGCTAACTGATATTGGCTAACAAGTCTATCCTTCATGTCACTATTTAGGGCGGATGGAATCTTATCTGGGTGTGTTAAAAAGACAATTTTCTTGAATAGTTTTTTAGCCCAGGGTGGGTGAGATTTAGATTTTTTAGAAATTTCACAATCTTCACCTAGACTATTATCAGAGCATCCTGACCCATCTTCTAATGTCTGTTTATGACTATTAGAGTCTAATTCTTGGTAGCCCTTATCTAAGTCGGAATCAAAAACGTTAAGATCAAAATGAAGCTGTCTTATTCTAGATTCCATTTCTTGTCGAGCGACTTCACAAGAAGCTTGACACTCTCTAAGCTCTTCATCGAGATATTTTATTAAGAGGAGAGATCTATTTGAGACTCTCACATTAGTCATTATAACTTTGAATCTTTAATTGCGTTGATAGACTCAATAACAAGTCTGTATAGTAATAATGGCCAAATAAGAACTAGTTTAATATCTTGAATACTTTTATCAATCTTTCTCTTCATAAGAGCCTTTGTTTCTCTTGATCTCGAAATTCTTAGATCAAATTGACAAGATTCAATTCTAAGAAGGTAAGAGACTAAAAGAATAAAAGCTACTGCAAGATAACAATATAATATCATGAGAAAATCCTCTAGCTGTTAGTAGTTTTATATTTTTTAATTATTTCCATAACCTGTTCTGATGATAGGGAAATTTTCTTCTTTTTAGCAAGCATTCTAATCTTTGACTCTAGCATTCTATTTTCATCATTTGTCTTTCTTCTTAGATTTTGCGGTGGACGAGCCCTTGTTCTCTGGGGAGGTCCGGCCCTAGAAGGTAAAGACTCATTGATTTGATTCTTTTTATTTTCTTTCTTTTGTGATCCTGAATTTCTATTCAAGACTTGTGATTCTTGTCTGTTTACAGCCACTACTGAAGAGACAGATACCTGAGTCTCTCTTTTCTTAGGTATAACAGCTTCAGCAACTACGCTAACAGATTTTTTAAAATTTGTGTCAATTTTAATTGGAGTAAAAACTCTATCATCTATGATCACTTCAAGCGAACCTGAATAAACTCCCTCTTTTATAACATTTTGAAGAGATGGTATTAATATAGTTACTTCTCCGCCACTATGGCGCTGAGACGGGAATGATAGAGAAAAATCTTCTGTTTCAAGCATAAATCTACTTTTTGGTGATGCAGGCTTTGTTCCCTCTATTGCTAGTCTAAAGACAAGTTCGTTTTCTTTGTCAAGATCTAAGTCTATTTTTTGCATTTTTTATTCTCTCTTAAAGAGTTTGATAACTTTAATAAATATTCCCTCTTTTGGCTTTGTCTTTGTAATTCTAATCTGACCCTTGTGACTTACAGTAAACTCATCACTATCATCAACTATTGTGCTAATTGTAGATTTAATTGGAGGATCTATTTTTAAATCATTTACAGATGATAAAATTGCTGTGAGCTTATAGACATCAAACTTTGGAGGCTGAAATAGTGGTTCAAATCTTCTGCTTGATCTTCCTGTCCTTCTAAGCTCTTCTTCAACAGCAGCCACAGTCACGGGATCTGGCCCGAAGCCGTGCCCAATAATGTTAGAGCTTGTTGACCCAAAGCCTCTTGAAATAATTGTCATTAGAGTCTTCTTCTCTCATGGACCTCAGAGACTGTGGGAGAGCCGTCGCTTCCTGACATTCCAAATCTTGCAACAACAGTTGAATTATCATCCTTATAAAATATCATTTGATTCAGGCTGTCATCAAGTTTCCACCTGCCCGCGGTCATATCTCTTGTAAAATCAACACTCGAGGAAATCATTGTTAGCGTGCTAATTGTATTATCTATATCTTCTGATGCGAAGACCGGTGTTCCCTCACCGGTATCCCAAAGAACATATCCAGTAAAGTTATCAGCAACATGAACACTAGCAGAGTAAATACCAGATCCGGCATATACTTCTCCGACTCCGCTAGTGACTCTACTACCACTTGAAGCGCCGCTCGTATTATAGATCCTGTATCCCGGACCGCTTAGCCCAGTTTTTGAAACTCCAAAGTTTACAGTTTTGACAATATTAATTGCCATTTTAAATTAATCCTCGTCTGCCTGTTTATTTCTCTGATCTTTTAGTTTCACAGGTCTCTCACCAACTTTTCTAATAGGTGTCTTCAGGGCGTCGCCTGATTCAATAGATTGAATTTTTTCTAAATCTTTTTTAACCTGATCCCTATACCCAGAAACTAAGTCAATTATATCATCCAAGATCTCTGTCTTGCTTTGAGAACTTTTAGCTTCCATCATATTTTTCTCTCTAACAATAGATATCCCATTAATTAACCTATTTGATAAATTCTCAACATATCTTGCCAGCTCTGTGTTGTCATCTTTTATTCTGTTAATCTCATCGATGCACATTTGTCTCACACACTTAAAAGCAAGGGCCATTCCCATATCAAAACTTCTTTCATCACGATCGGGCTGATGTGACGATTTCAGATCAAAAAGATCTTCAATTAAATTTTCAAAATTTCTAAAGCCAGAACTCACTATAACCTCTCAAATAAAAAAATAATATCATCAATAGAAAAATCGTTTATAAGAGAAGTGATTTGTAATTTTAAAAAAATGGGGGACCCCGAAGAAGGGTCCCCCAAAAAATGTCACTTTGTCTAAAAAGCTAGATTAGCCCCAGACAACAAACGTTACAATATCATCAACCAGAAGAGCAAACTCAAACTTAACTCTACCTGCAGAGCCTCCTGGATACCAGTCACCATTTGAAGCAGCATCATTACCAGCAGTTAAAAGCTGACCATTGACATAAACTTCTTTGGCAGCTACACCAGCATCTGTCCAAGTTGAACCAAGCCCTGTGTTAACATCAGCATCAGCACTATAGGAAGTTCCAGATAGAATTGCCTTAGATCTTTTACTAATGACATAAGTAGCAACTCTACTTACAGCTGACTTTCGGTTTGTACCGCCAGCACCGTCGTCGACCATGATTAGATCAGCATCTGCGAGAGCAGCGCCGATGTCTGTTCCACCATCGATGTCAAGGTTGACAATAGCAAAAGCGCCATCAGTACAGTCAAGAGTTGTGAATGTACCAGCAGCAGCAGAAGCCGCACCGACTGTTGTTCCATCAATAGCACCAGAGTCAATATCAACGTTTGTCATCTCGTGATTTGCAAGATTGATACCGACGGTACCGTCGCCACCAACTGTAAGTGCACCAGCTGAGTGTGTAAGTGTAACATCACCACCGTCGAAGTTGATAACAGCACCACTGTCAAGGAATAGATCACTAAAGTTCTTAGATGAAGTACCTAGTGAAATTTCATCAGTTGTTTCTGGATAAATTGCTGCAGCACCAACATGAAGCCTATCAGAACCACCTGCCTCGAATGTTATAATATCATCAGCAGAAGCTCGGATTGAGGTATCGTCATCTCCATCTAGATCAATACGACCTGTACCACCCACACTGATTGAACCCTGACCGTTTAGATCAATGTTATCAACATAGAGTGCAGCCCAAGCTGTACCAGAGGCACCGAGTGAGTCAGCTGAGTCACCGCCCGGAAGAACGTTGTTACCAGCTGGATCGAGAATGATATCAGCAGCAGCTACAATCTTAACGTTAGTATCAAGCTCAATATAGTCAGAAGATGAGTCAAGCTCAAACTTACCAGCTCTAAGTGCCATATCAGATGTGGTCATACCAGCGACTGTAGTCATGGTACCACTAGATGGAACAGCGATAGTTCCAAGGCCCCATGTGTCATTAGCAACACGACCGAATGCAACTCCTGGCTTAGTAGCAGAAGAAGAACCGGAAGTGAAGAGAAGACCTTGGTTGGCGTTGGATGCCTGGCCTCCCTCATTAAGAGTAATGACAGGATCTTGAACAGTTAAGTTTGTTGTATCAACTGTGACTGTAGCACCATTAACAGTAAGATCACCAGTTACAGTCAAATTATCATTAACTGTAACTTCTGACACAGCGTTACCAAGTGAGACTGCACAGCCAGCTGTATCACCAATGGTGATTCCTCGACCTGCAGAACCATCAATCTTAATACCAGAGCCTGTGATAACAAGTGAAGCGGCTGCATCTGCCTCAGCACTAACAGTAAGCGCTCCAGCAGTTGTCTTCCATGTGGAAGCAGCTCCAGCAGAGATATCAAAAGCACCAGCAGCTACAACATCCATTCCTGTGCCGCCATCATGTGTGAACGTGATGTCTTTTCCTGCACCAAAATTCATAATTGCAGAATCAGATAGAAGATCAAGATCATCACCAATGACAGCGCTCTTAGCGACACTCAAACCACCGTCAGTCTGTAAAGAACCATCAGTTGTTGAAGTTGCTTCTGTTGTGTCATCAGTTTTGATAACTCCATCAGCAGCAAGCGCACCAGCAGCTGTAACTGTAACACCACCAGAACCTAAACCACCTGCGATCTTGAGAGAAGCATCATCTTCAATACCAAGAACTTCAGTTCCGTCGAACTGCTGAAAAGCAAGTCGATCACCATTCACACCGAGCTTTAAGATCTGTGCACCAGCAGTTGTGTCCATGTCAAGAGTAAGCTGAAGTGTTCCATCATCCTTGAATTCAACATTTCCGCCGGCAGCGTCAATGACGATATCAGTAGTAGAATCTAGAGTCAGATCACCAGTTGAGTTGATTGAGATTGGTTCAGCAGCAATTACCAGACCAGTTGTGCCATCGTGAGTAAGTGTAGCATCGCTACCTGCACCCAGTGAAAGAACAGCAGAGTCAGAAAGAAGCTTCACGTCATCACCAACGATAGCGTCAGCAGCAACACTTAGTCCACCGGCAACTGCCAGTGCTCCATCTGTTGTGCTTGATGCAGCTGTTGTTGCCTTAACAACAACCTGCTGTGAAGCGTCAATCGTCATTGCAGTTGTTGTACCATGAGCTGAACCGACACCAATTTCAAGAATGTCTGTTCCATCGTCGAGACCGATACGATAGTCCTGAGCGTTACCGTCGAAGACAATCATCGTGTCTTCTGCACCGGCATCACCAATTGTTAACGTTGGAGTCGTTCCGCCGATGACAAGATCCTGATAAAAAGTACCAGCAGCACCCTCAGTGAATGAAGAGTTTCCGTGGATTCTCTTAATAGCTGATGCCATGTGATCAAGAATGTCACCTAAATCGCTAGCAGCAATAGCGCTACTAGCTGCGGCTGACTCACCGTCTGAAGGCATTGACCCAGAAACTTGGGCCAACCTAACCTTTGTTTTAATAGCCATAATATTTTTCCTTTGTTTTATATAGATTATTGGCATTTGCTAAGCAAAGCAAAACGAATTGCTTAGCACGCAATCTAACAAAAAGACTCTTTAACACTATCTTTAAGTCAAGTCAATCTAAGATAACAAAGAAACAAATTTAACTGAGAGAAATCTCTCACCTACTATATATGATCTTCTTCAGGTTTCTTACATGATTATCGTAATTAGAAAACTCAGAATTAAGAAATTCTACAGCGAGTTTCTTACATCTATCATCACTATCATTGAATGAAAAATTAAATTTTCCAGTCAAAGTTTTTTCAGCTGATATAAGCTTAACACCCTTCATCAACAAAAATGCAGCAAGTGATAGATCGGGCGTTTGATATTCTTTCATATATGCTGATCCCATAAATAATGTTTACTTCAATCATAAGTATCTATTATTTCGACAACATCACGATAGTTTATTAACAGGGTGTGCCTTTTATTCTGTGATCAATACGTTCTGATCGTCACAATATCATCTGGAATTAAGTTAAAATAAAATAAAACTGAGTTGTTTTGAGGAACTGTATAGTCTCTTGTGCTTCCTGAAGACATTAGCTGACCATTAACAAAAACATCTATTCTGTTTGGATCGTGAGACACACTAGAAAGATCAAGAGAGGGTATTATTAATCCGCTTTCAGATGAATGTGCACCAGTTATCTCATAAACAAATTTCTTTCTTTGATCTTGCGCATTTGACTTAACACTAACTGATCCGTTAGAGCCAGTAGTTATTGTTATATCTGTGTCAGACATTAGATAAGAAGAGCCGTCGTATAGATGAGTAATCGATCCAGAAATTCCGTCATATACCTTAGCAGAGCCCGAAGCAACTATGTCACCCCCAAACAGCGTTGCTCCTCGAGAAAGTGATAAACTAGTGGACCCTATTGCTCCAGAAACAAATACAAATACATCTGTACCAGGAGATACAGCATTTGGATTACTTCCGTGAAATTGGATTTGACCCTTTGATAAAAACTTAAACCTTCTATTTACCGTTGTTGATGAACCCGTTACAAAGATCTTTCCAGCTGTTGATCCACCAAGATCAATAAATCTAATAAGACCATCGTCTGATCCTATTTTTACCTCATCCCTTGCAAACATCTTAACGCTTCCTGAGGGATTTTTTAGATCAGTTGTTTCACCGTCTGATGTAACGAACTCCACCTCTCCGCCGAGCTTAAGAGGTGAACCTCCGTAAAGAGTTCCGCTAACTACGACATCTCCACCAAAGACTGCTCTCTTCACATCAGAACCAGATATATAGGCAAATACATCTGTACCTATCGTAGCTAAAGATCTCTGATCTGAATCGAGAATAGCACCTGAGACTGCATTCAGAGTCTTAATCTTTAAGTTCTGGTATCCTCCTGCCCCAACACCTGTCGGATCTTCGAAGGTAGTATTTCCAGGTGTTGTTGTGACTCTTGCAGCCCTAAACTCGTCTGCTGAGTCATCCCAATAAAATGACGGATTTGTCTCTCCTGAGACTAGAAATATAAAACCTCTATCACCTGCAGCTCCCTCTCCAGCTGATCCAGTCCCAAGACCGATTATGCCATCTTCAACATTTAGATGTTGTGTATCAACTACAGTCTCTGTTCCAAGAACCTCGAGATTGCCAGATATAAAAAGCTTGCCAGCAGTCGAGTCCCAAAATGCCTGCGCTGCATCAAGACGACCTGAACTGTTAGCGAACTGTAGTTCTCCACTAGACCCAGAGGGCCCATATACTGCAATTGCTGTCATAGCTCACCAAAGACTAGACTATTTTATATTCTTAATGAAAAGAAGTTAAAGGCTATAGACCCCTATCTTTGAATAACTTATTATATTTTCAAATCAGAGCAGATAATTAATTAAGATTATTGGAGATTTTAATGAAACTCAGCAGAACAGCACTTCGTAAGATGATACTAAGTGAAATTAAAAGAGCAATTAATGAACAGGAAGGCGGTGGGAGAGACAGCCTTCCCGACCTAGACAGCCTTATTTTTGACATAGCAAAAAGAGTAAGAAGCGAAATGGGTGAGGTGCCTGTTCAGGTTGATATTCCTGAGGATTACACGAAAATGCGGATACGAGTCTTAGTTCCCACTATAAACAGAAGAAGGCTCCCTGTATTTCAAAACAACAATCTTGTCTTTGAGCCTGTAGAAAGAGAAGAACTAACTCCTGGCTCACCGGCATCTCTATTCTTTAGAGTAATGAGGTTAAACCCTAACTCTGTAATGAGAGACCTAGATAAGGCTGAGACGAATGTCCTAGGGTATGTAGATGCCATTTCTGGCTACGAATGGCTTCAGTCTCGTGATGCAGACCCAGAAGCTGGAGACGAGGGCTACCCGGGTGTAATTAATCTTCTAGCTGGAAGCCATCAGCTTATTCCCGAAGATCTGCTGGATCTCCCAGACGGTCGAAAATGGGATCTTAAAAATAGATACAGAGTTGCTCTTGGAAGATATAGACCCTTCACCTACCTTGAAGACGAGTATGGAATTGAAGATGAAGTCTCGGGTGATCTAGCTCTAGCAAGGCAGACCCCAGAAGAGAGAGAAAGTGTTGAACGCGCTGTTGAAGAGGATGAGATGGCTAGAGACATGATAAGAGATCTAGAAGCTATGCTAGATGATGAATCAGTAGAAGAAGAATAGCTTTTCACCCATCCCTAGAATCATGTAAACACGCAACCCTTGTGATACAATTGTATTAAACAAGGAGGTTAATTTGTTTTCTATTATACTATCTTTATCAATCCTAGCCAGCACTCCGGCTACTGATGTTGAAAATATCTCCATATCGTCTGGTAGAATTGAAGCTTCAGGCGGGCAAAATCTAGCTGCTCAAGAAATTTCTCAAAGAGCGACTGTAGTTAGAAACTATGTGGAGAGAAAGCTGTGCTATCGGCTGGTTGCAGCCTCCCGGTGCTCTGCGAACATCAGGTCACAAACGTTTCCTGCGACAGATGAGTGGTTATATTTTATTAACTGCAGCAGAAGCGGCGGTGATACCTCATTTGTCTTCACCCGCTCTGATACAGGAATGAACATGGATATAATCCTTGGAGAAGAGTTTGACCCTGTGTGTCGGGTCGGTGGGATTCAGGTGTTTAAAAAAGAGCAGTCTAACTAAGCAGCTGCTTGGCTCTTTAAAAAATCGTGATAGTCATTTAAGGCGTGATCTTTCGGGGTCACGCTTTTCCAATTTCCAGCACAGAATATCTGATATGCATCAGAAGCATACTCTCCAATCCCGTAGAGAGACTTTGGATCATCTTTCCAGTCCTTATTGAGGTAATCATCAGACATTTTAACAAGTGCTCTAGATCGTCTCTCAGACAATCCGAGCCTTGATATCATCTTTTGTATTTCAGCTGGATCTGCACTTGCAGCTGACTCTGGATTTGGGTATCTTTCAAAAAACTTCCAGATATAGGGCTCAGCGTCTACTCTTCTAGTCAGGTTACAAAAGATGCATGCAACAAAGATTTTCCATGGGTCTTCCCAAAGATGTTCTTGAATTAAATTATAGGGTGACTTAGGCGGCTTCCACATCTTTCCTCCAATAAGAAACAATAACACCTAGCTTCTAATTTTACATCCTGCACTAATAGCAATTATCTCATATAGCTCAATAACATCTTTTTGTATCTGATATAGATTCTCTGCTTTATCAAGTATTATGCTAGGAACTGGGTTCAGTGACTCTATCTCGTATATTAAGAGAGAAAGGTCGAGGAGGTCTTCCTGAAGTGCATCAATGATCTCAGTGAGATTGGGCTTAATCGAATCTATTATGATCTTTTTTGTTTTGTTGTCTGTATAGATTGATGTTAGCTCACCTGCCATTGCAGATAGCGGTGTGTTTAATTCAAAAATCCCTCCTTTATACTGATCCATAAACTCATCTGATATAAACTTATATCTTTTACCAACAACGTTAGCTTTTCTACTATCTAGAAACTCATTAAACCTGCCAAAGGAGATCAAGCCATTCTGGCTGAGCTTGTCATTATGCTCCTTCTCACTAAGCTCTCGGGACTTTTCTAGTTCTTTATCTTTAAGCATCTGGGTGATGTCAATTAAGTCACCCATGTCTTATTCAGGTGCATTGGAGAACTTTTTACGCAGAGGCTCAGGTCTTTTATCAACATACTTGCCCATAACTGTTCTAATTGGAACTGACTCTCCGTCACCATCAATTCTAACAAAGACTGTATCTATAGAGCAAACGCTCTTTTGTGATCCGTTGTAGACGCTGTGACGACGAGCTTCGAGCCTGACTGTGATTGAAGTCGCACCAATCTTGATAACATCACCGTATATCTTTATTATTTGTCCTGGTCTAACCGGCTTTTCAAATACAACCTCAGAGATAGACTTTGTAACCATTCGAGGTGTGCCGCAAACCTGGGCAGCAAAGACGGCCCCTGCTTCATCAAGCCAGGATAGCATTACACCGCCGAAAAGATTACCGTGAATTCCGATATTCTGGCCCTTACACACATGAGTAGATATGAGCTCCATTTAAATACCTCATCTATCTAAACAATACATAGGTGACTGTCTAACAATTTGAAGATTTGACTCTAAATCAAACCCTGCACAGTCAATTTTCCTCTTTGTTAGATGGTAATGGTGGATAAATCCCTCAAATCTTCCCTTAGCTGCGTCAGATGAAACAGTTGTAGTCATTTGACTGTTTCGAAGGGGACATGCTAGCGGGATTCCAAATCTAATGTGGACTGCCTTCCAGAGTGCTCGGGCTGCCTCAATCTGTACTGGATAAAATCCAAGATGAGGATCAAGCTTACGCCCATGGGCCCATGAATCCTCCAAAGTCGGTCTAGCATCGAAACCGTTTTTCTCATACCAGTCTTGATATTTTGTATAATACGCATTTGATATCTCCACACCAATAGATTTTTGATTCCACTTTTGACCACCAGCGTGCCAGGCGCCGTGCTGTGTGTCTAAGAGCTGATAAATTGTTCCATCATTATCAATACAAAAGTGAACAGAGGCTCCTCTTCGCTTTAATACACTTGCACACGACTCGGAAGACAGACAGACATCCCAGTGGTTAACAAAAAATGAAGGATTCCTTTCTTCTTTTCCTGAGTAGTCGTAGTAATTGCCTTTCTTCGTATCAAGTCCGCCATTTTCATCCCAAAGAACTACTCTTTTCCACTCAATGGGAATGAATTTTCCATTATGAACAATCCATCTGTTAGCATCAAAATTTCTACTTATTCTATTCGGCTTGTAGTCAGATATTCTAGCCTCTCGATCTGTCCAGACTCTTCTGTACGTTGCAGGTCCGCATAGCCCGTCTGCTGTAAGGTTGTTTTTTCTTTGCCACTTTCTAATGGCTGAGGTTAATGTACTATCAAAATAGTCACATCCAAACCAACTAGGTTCCCATCCAAGAGAATCTGCTGAGCTCTTATTGTAGAATTCTTTGTCTATTGCCATTTAAACACCTATTCAAAGTCTATATCAACTGAAACGCTAATTCTTATATTGGGAACTCGAAGATGGTTAGCAAGACCGTGCTTTTTTGTCTCAGCTGAATCTAGAAACCAATCAGCATGCTTCTTCTTGTCAACAATCTTTAAAAAATAGTCGTCTTTCTTACCACAATTTTGCGCCATCATTGTGTAAACTATATTATTTAGACGGTCTGCTTCAGCTGCACCTGCTTTTAGCTCTTCTACTTTTCCCATATCCATAGAAGAAACATCATGAATCATAACAGTTGCATCTGGATCCATAAATCTGTATCCCTGTGTCCCAAATGAAAAAAGAATGGCTCCACACGACATTGCCTTTCCTTCTACTATAGTTGCAACTGGAATCTCAGCGTGCTTAATCTCACTAATCATTGACATCAGTGAATAAACCTGACCACCATACGAGTCAATTACAACAGGAATTACCTTCTGTCCTGTATTGTGGGCCAGCGCCATCTGTTCTGAAAACTTTTTTGCTGAATCTTCGTCAAATTTATTGACTCTTATTATTACTGGGCTCTTTCTTAGCTCAACTTCCTTTATCAAAGGAGAAACACTGCTTGTCCATTTCATCTTTTTACCTTAATTTCCTTATCCGCACTTAGCATATCCACATGACACACAACCCACACACCCCTCTTGATATCTCAAAGAGTCTTCTGCTCCGCAATTTTCACATCCCGTCTTTCCTGGGACAGTTCCGTCTTTAATATATGTTTTAAGAACTCTTGCTATAACCTTTGAAAAAGAAAACATATCCATCTCTCGATCTTTTAAAAGCTGTTCGACGACATATTGAATAGGTGCTCCATGACGAAGTGCAAGAGAGATTGTCCTAGTATGTCCAGCGTGGTTAGGGTTGTCAAAAACTGAAACAATATCCTTTATAAGAAATCCGTCACCATTTTTGCCAATCTGAAGATCGTATCTAGAATTCTTAGACTTATACGCATGCTTTATAATGATTCCTTTCTTATATTTTCGAGGTATCTCTATGTACTTCTGTAGTCCGCCCATGACTTCGTATGGCCTGCCATCCAAAAGTCCTACCATTACCGTCCAGGCTTCACCCTTAATTGTTGCGTGATGAATATGGCACTCAAGCTCTTCTGGCCTTAAAGGTGCTTCATATGTTTTAAACTTATTTTCCTTTATAGAGCTTACTAGAACTCCGCTACGGCAGCCGTCCCTATAAACAGTAACACCTTTGCACCCTGACTTCCACCCTGTCATGTAGATCTTCTTGATGGTCTCTATGTCTGTGTCTGATGGTACATTTGTAGTATTTGAAATTGCATGACAAATCCATTTTTGTGCAGAAGCTTGAACATTTACTTTGTTTATCCAGTCAATATCATTTGAAGTAGCATTATAATAAGGAGATTTTTTAATATCTGTTAGTCCAGATATATCCATCCATTTTTTAAATCCGTGGTGGTAGACATCATACTCTTGCCACCGATCTCCTGAATCATCAATAAAGTCCACTCTTCCATCTAGGTCATTTTCTGTGAGCTTTTTTCTTCTTGTGTACTTAAGAAGATATGCAGGCTCTATTCCGCTAGTCGTTTGCGTGAGAGTTGATACAGACCCAGCAGGCGCTGTAGTCGTTAGAGCTATATTTCTGCGACCGTATTTTTTGCTCATCTCATGGACGTCAGCAGCAGAACCCCAAACTCTTTCAAGGAATTCGTGACCCCTCTCTTTATCATGATTGTGAATAGGAAAAGCACCTCTTTCTTTTGCCATAATACAAGAAGATCTGTAAGCGTTAACTGCAAGTGTCTTATATAGCTCTTCTGTGATCTCAATAGATTTTTTTGAACCATACCTGATGCCTAGAGATGCCAATGTATCTCCGACTGCAGTCACACCCAGACCAGTTCTCCTGCCAAGCTCAGCAGCCTTTTTAATATTCATCCAAAGGTCTTTTTCAATTTCTTTAACGTTCTCAGGTTCAGGATCATCATTTATTTTTTTAATAATTTTTTCAATTTGTTCAACTTCAAGATCAACCATGTCATCCATCAGGCGCTGAGCCTTCTGAACAATGGTAGACATTTTTTGATAGTCAAATTCTGCATCTTTAGTAAACGGATTCTTAACAAAGCTAAAAAGATTAATAACCATTAATCTACAACTATCAAAAGGAGATAAAATAATTTCCCCGCATGGATTTGTAGAAGTAGATCCGAATCCATCGGAGTCGTATACATCAGAAGGTGTTAAATTTTTCGCTGTGTCCCAAAAAAGAAGACCAGGCTCAGCACAGTCATGTGCGCACTTTATAATTTCGTCCCAGAGATCACAAGCATCCATTCTGCCCTTAACAAGGTGATCAGACTCAGAATCAACTGGAAATCTAAGTTCAAAATCTGTCTTTTTCTCAACAGCGTTTAAAAATTCATCAGTGAGCTTAACTGATATATTTGCTCCGGTGACCCTGGTTAGCTCTCGTTTGATCTTTACAAAGTCTTTAATCTGTGGGTGATGGACAGATATTGTCAACATCAATGCGCCTCTGCGGCCGCCCTGGGCTACTTCTCGACAGGAATTAGAAAACCTATCCATAAAAACTTCAATTCCATCAGTCGTCTTTGCAGCGTTACCCGTAGAAAGACCCTTGGGCCTAATCGTAGAAATATCAAATCCCACGCCGCCTCTTCTCTTTGCGATCTGGACAAGTTCTTGATCAGTTTTTAGAATTCCACCATACGAATCATAAGGTGATTCAATAACAAAGCAATTAGAAAGTGACTGAATTCTATGATCATTTCCAATACCCGCCATCGGAGAGCCTTGAGGAATAACATATTTAAAATCTTTAAATAAATTATAAATCTCATCTTCAGACATTGGGCTTGGGTACTTTTCCTCTATTCTAGAAAACTCTTGTGCCATTCTTCTGTGCATATCATCTGGTGTTCTTTCTAATAAATCACCATCTTTTGTTGAAAGCGCATACTTCGTAACAAAAACATTTGCTGAAAGCTCATCTCCTCCAAAATACACTTTGCTACTCTTCATAGCATCATTAAAACTTACCACTAAAGTTAGCCTCCCACTTTCTTTTTAAACAAATATTTGCGATAAGTTAATCACCGCTTTGTAATTCATTCCACTTAGATTTTAATAAGTTTTTCATAAGATCTTTGTCAGACTTTACGACTTCACTTAAAGAGAGCTCATCTGCATTGTCAATTATATTAATACGGCTGGTAGAAGTATCCAGCATAATCGGAAAAAGAATTCCATCACGACCTGCTCTATTTTTAGCTATAAACATTCTACCTACACCGCTAGATTTTTCCATAGGCTTTCTTGATATTGAGACAACAACGTCAGAAACCATAGCCTTTCCATAGGCCTCAGACATATTTTCTAATCCGACAACTGAAGCGTTAGACGCATCTCTATTGGCCTGACTGGCTGTCCATATAGGAATTTTCATATCCATCGCCAGATTTCTAAGCTCTTCATATATTAATTTAAGCTCATGCCTAAGAGAATCATACTTTCTAGATGATCTCATGATGTCTGCATAATCAATAATTATCAGACTTGGAACAAAAGATTTAAGAGAAAGTTTTTCAAGATGTGCTCTAATAGTATTGACTGTTGCAGATCCTGTTGGGTACTCCTTGATTATTAACCTTCCTAAGTCCATATTATCGTATTTAGAAAGTACCTCTTTCTTTCTATCCCTTACTTCATTACTTGGAATATTACATAGATTGCTATCGTATCTAATCCCGACAGATGTCTCTGTTAGTTCAAAAGTATAATGAACAACATTTTTTCCAACCCTGAGTGCTGCTGCACCGACGTGTACTAAAAAGTGAGATTTTCCAACACCCGTGGGAGCTGTGATTACACCAATCTCTCCTCGTCCAAGCCCTCCGTTTAATATGTCCTTTTTGTCAATTTGTGGAATACCAGTCGGGCATGTAATCCTGCTAATCTTAGCAAATCTGGCTTCTGTGTCTTCAAAAAAATCATGACCAGTAGTAGAAGGCGTTCCAACAGATATCGCATGCTTCATTAAATCAACAACTGACTCATACTTCTCAGACTCAATCAATTCAACAGACTTTTCCAGGGCATCTTTTAATGCCTGCTTTCTACAAAAATCAAGAGACTTTTCTTTGACATACTTTAAATCTCCTGCATCTGGATTCATTCTTACTCTATGAAGAAATTCAACTATCTGATCTCGAAGAATTGCATCTGTTCCTTCCTTTAGCTCATCCTTGATAATCGTGACCAGTATCGATAGCGTTGGAAAGCACTTATACTTTTCAAAATAAGAAAAATACTTCTGTGTCAAATAGGTGAGATACTTTAAATCAAAATATTCAGGTGTCATCACATCAGTCATCTGAGTAGCCCAGTTACTATCTGTCAAGAAAGATTGAAAAATCTTTTCTTGAAATGACTTACCGTATCTCTTAAAGTATGGATCCATTAAATAATTTCCTTTATTTTAAATGTAGCGCGTAGAAAGAAAAAGCCGATCTACATTAAAAGTTTGAATTCCCTCTTTTAAGAGAATCCTTAATACATTCATCTTATTTCTAACAGGGCTAAAAGTATCAATAGAATTATTAATCTTATCAATCTGAAATGGTGATAGATTTTTGCTATCGAGATAGATAAGCTTCCAGTTTCTTCTTATGAGATCCTCTGAAGATGTGATTCTCTCATAAATCTTTAGCTTGCTCCCTTCAGTGAGGCATGTCTTTGAAACTTGAATAATTTCTTGTATTGTAATATCATCATCGCTTTTAAGCTGAGGAAATCTATTGGCAAGCGTCTTGAATCCAGCTCCTCTGACACCTTGAATATTGTCAGAAGCGTCTCCTACAATAGATTTTGCTAAACAAAAGTTTGAAGGGGATATTTTAAACTTTTCCTTGACCTCTTTTTTTGTCACAAGCTTCTTCCACGTTGGAGAGTAGATAATTGTTTTATTATCTAGTAGCTGATAATAATCCCTATCAGAAGACATGATTAGCTTTCTATCGTTTCTAAACGTATATTTGCACAAATATCCAATAACGTCATCAGCTTCACAGTCAGGAACATATATCTGATTTATAGGGAGGCATTTAAATATCTCAACCAAGACGCTTAGTTGGTGATTTCTATTTTGAACTGTATCGGGAAGATCATCTTCATAAAACCTGTTAAGCTTAGCTGCCCTTCTTTTTTGCTTATAGTCACTATAAAGAGATCTTCTTCTTGAAGAACCTCCGCCTTCCCAGACAATTATAACTCTCTTGGGCTGATACTGTTCCACAAAGTTAACAATTGCGTAAAGAAACCCAACAATCCCACCTACATGCTGACCATCTGATCCAACAGCTGGGTGAGCAACGTAATGCTGAGTAAATAGATTGAGAGCATCTACTAGAAATATAAGATCTTGTGAATCCGAATCTTTCAAATGACAGCCTATTCAATTGTAATATCATCTAAGTGATTATCAGATAGAGACTTAACTTCTTCATATGAGTCTAAGTCTATATCAGGTTCATCATTATTGAGCTTTTTTATCATAACTCTCTCTATTAGATCATCAATATACGATGAGTATTCTTTGTCTTTCATAATTTCATCAAACTTTGGCTTATGAAATTTCTTTTCAACAATAGACTCACCTGTGCTAACATTTATAACGCTAAGACATTTCCAAGAGCCAGTTCCAGATACAGATATCTCTTTTCCGTTAATAATCTCAGATCCATTTTTTCTAAGTATATCAAATATCTGCTGATGCTCTTTGATACCAACTCCAAAGTGAATTTCAAAATCAATTTTTCTAAAAGGAGGTGCAACCTTATTCTTAATAGTCTTTGCAGAGACATGAATGCCAATAACATCATCTCCATCCTTGATCTGTTGACCAGCACCTAGTTTAATTCTAGTTGATGCATGAAAGGGAATTGCCTTTCCCCCGGGGGTTGTCACAGGGTCACCAAACATAACTCCAATTTTCATTCTAGTCTGATTTAAGATAACAAACAGGACGTTTTGATTAGAAATCACACCTGTAATTTTTCTCATTCCCTTGGAAATAGCTCTTGCTTGAAGCCCAATAGAATCTTTATCATAGTCACCTAAAAGCTCAGCCTTTGGAGATGATGCAGCAACTGAGTCCCAGACTATTGTTACAGGAATATTCTTATCCATTGCTTTTGCTTTCATTATAGTCGCTTCAGCAATTGAAAGAACTTCTTCAGTACAATGCGTATCAACATAGACGAATCTAGTAGAAACGTCAACACCAAGCATGTGTAAATTTTCTACAGATGTAGCATTTTCTGTATCAATATAGACTACAATTCCGCCCATTATTTGAGTTGTTCGAGCGATCTGTGTAGCTATGTGAGACTTTCCAATAGAAGGTGGGCCAAATATCTCAACAATTCTTCCCTCAGGAAGACCACCATCTCTTCTGTTAGAGCAGATATAGTCAAGCAGCTTAGATCCTGTGCTTATCCACCTATTTACATGTGTTGGCGAGTCGTCTTCAGAGAGGTTATAGGCAACTCTACTTCCATGCTCCTTGTTAAGTGATTTAATTAAATCTGACGTAAAGTCTTGATTCTTTTTCACAATTCCTCCATTAGGTAAAAGTATCATAGATACCAAAAATGTTCAACTCATTAATAGCCAAAAAAAAATGGTGCCCATTTTTGGGCACCATAAGAACAAGGTGTGCGACTTCTAGCTATCTACAAGATCAGCAAAAGCGTCATCAAGACTTTGGTAGCCAGAGCTCTTAGTCTGACTAGAGGCAGATGTACTTGTTGATTTTGTAGTTTCAGTTCCCATTCCATCAAAAGCGTCCTCATTGATCCAGTCGTTAATGATCTTGCTTAGCTCATCATACGACTTCATCTGAAAAAGATTCATGACATCTGGAATGCTATTCATCCACTCTTGCGTTTGCTTGGTGTTGTTAGAAAGACTAGAAGATTTTCCTCTGGGTCGAACTTCAGTCATGGCCCATTTCTTACCTGGCTGTTTCGTACAGACGACCTTGACATCACGCCCGTCAGTGGGGTCTGTAATATCCCCGTAGTCCTCGTCAAGCATTAGTCCCAAAAGTGTCTGATAGACAGTCTTTCCGAAGCCCCAGATCTGAACGCCTTTGTCTTCTTCACCACGAACAATAACCGGAGCGTAGGTTCTCATTTTTGGGTAAAGCTTCTTGGCTAGCTCATAAGACTCCTTTGTTCCCTCATCACGAAGCTTAGTAATCAGCTCCTGAATAGGGTCTGGATCGTCAAACTGATACGGGGCAAGAAGTCCCCTATTGTTTCCGATATTGTAATAAAACCAAAGCTCCTTAAAAGGCTGACCGTCGTTATTGGGAAAGGAAAGCAGACGAACTGTATGCTCTTCTCCCTCTGTTGGTCGCCAGGTGCTTGATCTATTCTTAGAATTTCCGCTAAGACGCTCAAGCTTATTTCTAATAGCGTCAAAATCAAGTGACATTTTTTCTCCTGTTTGCAATGTCTAATTTGCAAAATTTAGTATCTAATAACAGATAAATCTATCTGCACTTTCATACTACACCAGGATTGAAATAATGTTCAAAAATTATTAAAAACTAATCACCCCTAGCAAACCCGGCTGCGGTGTCGTAATAAGACATAGCTAGATCAGGATCGACCAGAGATCCCCCTTGAGCCTGAGCTGCTTTTTCTAGCCGTTTCTTGTATTTTTTTTTGAGCCAGTCTGCATTGGCATTGCAGCACCTGGGACTCCGCCAGATGAAATCTCATCAGATCTTCTATCTTCATCTTCGTCGTCGTCTTCTTCATCACCAGTAAGAACTTCAAGAGCCATCTCTCTTATGAAATCTTTTATGTTTGACTCACTTAAAGACTTAGGGCTATATGCAGAATACCCACCATCATTTGGATATAGAACTGAGTTCAGATTAAAGTCTGTTACATCATCATCAGAAAAGACCTCTGGCTGTTCTCCCAATTCTTTTGGATCAAAACTAAGGTACCCCTCTGGGCTGGGCCCTCTAAGATTTACAGCATACCTCTTTGCATACTCACGGAGCATAATCTCTTTAATGTAATCCCGCATAGAAGACTCTGCCACCGCGTCAGGCATAGCCTCTGAATATTCAAAATCTGGAAGAAGAATGTCGTCTTCCGGGTCTGTAGCCTCGGGCTCTACTTCATCATCAAGCCCTAAGATATCAGCAACCTCGCCGTGAGCATCCCAAACAGTAATTAGATCGTAAAGAGCTGCCATCATCTTGGGAAGTCTGAGGATATCATTCTTATTTTCAACCAGTGCGGCGGGAGCGTATCCACTATTAATAAGGCCAATAAGTGACGCTAGGGCAGGCTTAATAACTAAAGTTATTTGCGCTTTTTCTCTCACGCGCTGGGTCAGCCCTATACGATCTCTACTGTGTCTCATGCCAATACTACTTAGCAATGATCTAAGCCTAAAAGCATTCTGCTTTACTGAAAGCATTAGTGACGTAGCCTCAGAGACACCTGGGTCGGGAACAGCTTCAAGAGCTCTCTGCATGACATCAAGAACGTTAGTGTTCATATCATTTAATATTTTTGCCAGCAAATTTCGACCCTCATCAGAGGGATTTCTTTGAAATGCAGCTATGGCTGCATCTGCCTTTGCTAGGTCACCTTGAAGCTGAGCAATGTTAAACGCTACAAGCCCAAGAGCAACAGCATCTCCGGCAATGGGAACAAACCCCATTCCAGCTGCCAGTAAGTCACCCGCTATATCAGTAACTGAATCTAGGGCAGGAATGATGAGATCAGCAATTGGGCCTAGCTCATCAGCTATAATCTCAGCCGGCTTAGATGCAATATCTTGAAGAAACTGCATTCCCGGTATTTCAGAAAAATCAAAGTCAAGATCGATATCAGGCATATCAATATCGGGAAGGCCGATACTAGATAAATCAAATTCATCCAACCTTATGTGTGATGTATCTTCAAAAAGAGGCTTAAGACTGTATTGCTTTTTTGTCATGTAAGATTCCTTGATCTCTGCAAGCTCCGAAGGGCTTTTGATATATTTTGAATGAGGCCTTAATTTAAGGGAATGCTGCGGTAACTTTCTCGTTACTAAGGGTGAATCATCGTACATATAATAGATATTCTCTTCATCGGGGATTATCTCTTCATCTTCTTGCTCTGGAAACATAACATCATAAAACAAATCTACGTCTTCCGCATAGCCCTTATTCACTCTTGACAGCCCCTGTGAGGACCAGCCTGCATCAGCAGAATGGCTAGGAGATCCAGTGTCGCCATGAAAAGGAGGTCTTCTATTTTTACCAATCTTATCTTTATACCCATCACCTCCACCGATGGCGCCTAGCACAGGAATTCCTGTCATTCCATAGACACCTCCAGACGGTCCCGCGGCTTCTTTAATTTTCTTAGTCATAAAGATAATTATTCACTATCTTTATGAATTACAAACCTCTTTGCTGACTGAAGAAGAATTGCAAGTGAAGGCTCATGGCCCACATAGAATTTATTTTCTTCTAATTGTGGACCTGATGATATTTGAATTGCAATCCACTCATCTTTTGTTAAAGTGATATTGAAGCTTTGAAGAATAAAGAGTGAGAGGTGGGTAAATGAAGCCCTTTTAAGCTCCTCATTGAACTTGTAAATCTGTCCAAGCTTTTCTCTATGCCAGTCGGAATCTTGCTCAATGAACATGGGTGTGTTAAGATCACCTATTTTACCAATATCATGAAAAAGACCTGTCTTAATAATTGAGCTAACTGGGACACCTAGATCAAAAGTATCATTTAAGTTTCTCATAGCTGCAGTTATCTTTAGAGAATTATCAACTAATCCACCAGGATAGCATCCTGCTTCATCCTTTCTTGTGCTTGCAGGGCACAGACAGATTCTCTCTCCTAAGTCATCCAATAGTTTATTAAGCCTATCATCTGATAGCCTCCCGCAAAGCTTTTCAAACGTTTCCCAATTTGACTTTACATTCTCAAATTCACTTTTCATAGCATCTCCTTATTAATTTAGTTATGTGTGTTTTTAATTTTTATCGGTAGCTGAGGTCCTATCTTTGGAACCTTTAATCCAGAACTTACTAGTTCTTTAAACTTAGAAATAGATTCACTATCAACATCTACAATCAAAGCATCGTGAATAACAAACAAAGGAATAACATTCAGCATCTGTGCTTTGCACTCTCTCATAAGCCCTGAGAAGCTAAGAAGAGCAACATCAACACTTGAAGATTGAATAAAGTGATTTACTCTAGACTCGCTATCTAAAAGCTCTCTACCGTAATAGTTTTTAAAGAATCCATGTCGAGAAACCTCAGATCTTAGACTTTGATCTATCTGATCTATCTGAAAAAATCTCTCAATCTGGCTTAGACAGTCTTTGGCTTTTTGCAACCCACCCACTTTGGGTGCGATGCTATGAGCTGAGGCACCGTACAAACAGCACAGCGTAATTATTTTTACTGTATCTCTATCGATCTTTCTTTTAAATATTCGATCGCTAACATGGTCGTAGATGTCATCAGGTGGGAGCTTATTTAAAATTAAAAGAGCAACTCGGGGCTCAAGTGAGACTAAATCAATTTGCAAGACTCTTCCTTTGGGAAATCTAGAAGTAAAAATCTTTCTATGAGATTTCTTTAGAGTCAGTATGTTTGGCCCTGTCGCTGTTACCCTTCCTGTTACCGATCCTATCTGGCTATAATTAGTCTTCTTTGAATATCCAGAGCTGTCTGGCTGGAATTTTTCAAGATTGGCTATAGACCCAGATGATGACAGCTTAATTTCATTGCTATAGGATTGATAATCAATCTTGGGCCGCTCGAGGCTCATAAGCAGCTTACGTCCCTCTAGAAACTCATTCATGTAGTAATTACCTTGATTATCTACTAAGAACAACCAGAGCTGATCTAGAAGCATAGAAAGCCGCTTTTTAAAGATGCTTGTGGGAAGAGCACTATGGGCAGGGACGCCCTTTGTCCCACAGTCCCTTAGAGCATCCCACGCTCTCACATTTGATTCATCAAATATGTCACAAACAGACATACCTTTTGCACCTAGAATTGTTCCAAGATCCCTAAGACGCCTACAGTCAGAATAAATCCAGCCATCTCTAGGAATGATATCAGACCACTTGAATGTTCTAAGACCTTGATCACAAATTAGGTGATGTTCAGATCCTAAAATTTCTTTTGAAATTACAAGATTCACATATCATATTAACACAGACTTTTCTACTGTTCATTTTCTTCTTCAGCTTCTTTAAGAACAGGCTGGACAGCTATAAGTGTGTTCCTTAGGTTTCTAGTCGTGCCGCTTCCCTGAAAAGTGCCCTTAAAGCTTGTCTCAAACCCGGATGAATTGAGTGTATGACTAATGACTGTTGCAGCATATATGTTATCAAGTGTTGTACCGGTCCCTAGATCAATAAAAAACTGCTGAGAATAGTTAAGAAGCGGCATTCCAAACATCTTTATATCAAGCGTAGCAGGAATGACAAATATATCATCAACATTACTGCCAGCACCTTGCATCTCTTGATTATCCGCCCGATCTAATGTTGCTGTTATAAGCCTTTCTCTCCCGACAGCTCCGCTTGTTGTTGAGTTAACAGATACATTTTTTATTGCATTAAACATTGATCCCATAGTTATGCTAGGCACAGTTGTCTTTATCGCCTCTTTTATAACCCAGGACGGTAACGAATTAACGTATGATGTAAAATTACTGCTGGCAGCAGTATAAGCTTCCTCATCTATATCTCTTAGATTGGAGAGTGTGAGTTGTCGTGCAGGATCACCTTCGGCTCTAGAAAGAGATTCTTCAGAAGAAGAAAGTCTCTCTTCAGAAGCGGCTACCTGATTATACCTTGAGGCAATCTCTGAATCATTTGCCATTCTTAACATAAAGAGCTC